ATGATCGGTCGCAGTTTAGCCGACAAGCTAGGAGCCTCAGAGCTTCTTTATGCCGCTGTAGCTTACTTTTCGTTCGATGAGGAGTTCTACGCACAATCGATGATCGACGCTAATCCAGAACTGGAAGAGGAGATCATGTGGTGGTTGGATGACATCTACTCCAACCTTTATAACCTCTTCGGACATATACGGACGTACCACCATGGCAAAAACCTTGAGCACGTTGTATTCGACGATGAAGGCGAAGCGCTCTACGTCTCCGGAACAGCGCGTGCCCTGTTACCTAGTCGTCGTCGACTTTCCTCAAGCAGACGCGTGCTCAGAAGCCATAGCGAACCTGACGAATGTACACCTTGGTAAAAAGGTCGACATTTGGGCAATGGCCCGCGATGTACTGGGCAAGGAACCCGTCGTCCTCGAATTTGATGGGCGTCACCCGGAAGAATCTCAACTGTCGCTGCGCAGCATGCTAACGGATTGCCGTATGGCGCTCCACGAAGCCTTTGAGTACATTTACAAGCACGCCTCCTTTGAGGTGTTGATCATTGGAGCAGAAATCGATGAGGACTCGGAATCACTGTGGGTCTGGCTCGACAACCCCGAAAATCCCGTGCAGGATCGTGATTGACTTCTTTTCCCGCTGGCTGGACAACTTCGATCAAGAAGACATCCAGCTGATCCTAGGGCAGATGATCTACGGTCTGATCCGCAACACCCTGTTCTTCGAGTACGGCCGTCTGGTGCAGCACTTTGTCGACAACGACGACAGTGTAGCCCTCAACGCCGAGGTAAAATTAAAATACGTTGACGAGATCTTTGCGGAATGTCATCGAAACATTCACGCTCTCGAACGAATCCTCTCCATCTACCGTGATCACGAGTTTCACGTAACGGATGTGGAATACGACAAGGTGGCTCGGAATGTCTCTTTCCTCATTACGAACGAACGAGCGATACGTTATAATCGATGGCAAGGAAATCTTCCAAGAATTCGGGGAGAGCGTCTCAATGATGCTCGATCACTCCTACGACGTCGATGAAATCTTCGCACTGTACCCACGTTGGCGACACGCAGGCTCTGAGCGGCGTAAGTCTGATGTCGTGGCTGACTATTGCGACATCCTCTTTGACAAGGCTCAGGAGGACGGCGCCGATGACTGGGCAACTTTAGTATGTGCCATGGAGACTCTTTACAAGACGCTCGACCGTCAGGTCCGAGACCCGTCCGTACAGGTCGTTCACTTGGCGTATTACGAACACGAAGAATATCTGGAATTCATCCTAGGGAACTAACGCGATGGTCGCGATCATCCAAGAGTCACCAACCCTAGCCGCGCTTATCCCAGAAGTACACTACTACATCGAAGCCGACACCCCGTTGGACTTTGATCTAGGGACAAGCGTGGGCCGCTATCTAGCCCAACTTGTACGCATGGCGTTCTACCGCGTTCTGGTGGACGATGTGCATGTGCACGATCCCGATTGGATAACACGGCTGAGGGCCGACCCAGCCTTGATTGCTTTGGCAGTCTTGAACTGGAAAGAGGTTCATGTCCTCGATGTCGAGGGCACCTTCATCATTCTTACACAGGAACAGTTACCATGGCGTTAAGTTCATTTATCGGCCAGAAGCTTTCATTTGACACGGTAGCGCCGGGTATTCTGGGTGCCACCCGCACAGGCGCCCGGCTGGCGGCCATGCTGGACTTGGACACCGTGAAGAACTTCAGCGACGTGCAAGCCAAGCACGCCCAAGTGCGCAACGTGGACAATTCGCTGCCGGTCAACGCAGGCAGCTACATGTACGGCAAGTTCATCTACGCTGACGGCTCGGTGGAGTACATTGGCGAACCGTGGATCAAGGCCAGCTCTATCAAGGCTGTGGTCACGCGCAAGCTGATCTTCACCATCGATGAAAACGTGACGGACGAAACTGAAACCTTGGCTCGTGCGGCATGGGCTCAGAACGGTATCACCGCGTTCAAGGTCGAAGTCGTCCAGTAAAGAGCAGGGGCTGGTCCCCTGCTTTATGCCCCACGGAGACCCTCATGCAACTTCCACATCCCTTTGTCGGTTCATCCCACAAGCTGTTCATCTACAACTACGACGAGCACTTTGTCAAGGCCGTGGACCACTTCCACGACAACATCGGCCGTATCATCCACCGTCACCGTTACATAGGCGACATGGAGCCGCACGTGTACTTTGAGACCAACCTCTTGGTCGAACTGCTCATTGATAAGCTGCGGGGCTTACAGGAGCATGAAGAGGTGGTCACTGAAGGTATCTTCGAAGACTTTGAGGAAGAGATGGCCCACGACCTCATCGAAGAGCTGACCAACTGGATCAACATGGAGCTGTACCCCTTTGGGTTGCGGCAGATCATCCGGGATATCCATGAAGAGTGCTACCTGATCGACGTGACGTTCGATAAGGACAGTGACGGGACGTACTATTCATTCGACACGGCAGAGTGAATAAATACAGACCCTCTCTTTCTTATAGGACTCAGGGTGGTTGCCTCGGCTCCCACCCGTCAATCAGATAGAAAGGTTTTACGCGCCCATGGATAATCCCTTCGTCCTTCAGAAGTCAGAGTACAAACGAGACCTTGACTTGCTCAAGGGGTTCTTCTCGCAGAACACTCTTTTTTTGCACAAAATGACCGGTCAGCCCAAGGACAAGTGCTTAAAGTTCGTCCGCAAGCAAGTGTCCCGTAATGGGTCATTCCCGATCAAAGACCCAAACATGCTGGTGCTTCGCCAAGAATCACCGGGCAACCGTGTACGGGCAGAAGTCACCCTGCTCCAGTACGTCAAGGAAGTCACCGAGACCAAGCGCATCCTGTCTCCTTCCATGGTGTGCTACGAGCGCCCCGACGTCCTGAAGTCCCCCACGGCCAAGTTCGTTGAGGCCGGTATTGCTGGCCGGAAGAAAGCCAAGAACGAAATGTTCCGGGCCCGGACTAACAACGACAAAGTGCTGGAGAAGATCAAGAACTCCGAGCAGAACGCCAAGAAGATCGCGATCAACTCCCTGTCGGGTATGCACGGCTTTGCCGGTAACATCCTGTACGTGAAGTCCGGTCACTCCTCGCTGACGTCGATGTGCCGTACGGCCACCGGCTACGGTAACGCCAACAACGAGCGGTTACTGGCAGGCTCCCGACATTACTGGTCGGTGGACATTGCCCTCTCGAATATGCTGTCGCTTATTGATAGCCAACCGCATGACGAGTTCGACAATGCCCTGAAAGAATGCGGCTTGGTCTACCCAAGCGTACAGGACACGGTGGAATGCATCAAGCGCTCTACGGACCTGTACTGGCGTAACGCCACGCAATTCCAGAAGCTGGTGGACTTCATTGTCCGTCTGGAGCCGGTAGAACGCGCGATCGTCGTGTACACCGGTGACCTGCACCACATCACCAAGCTCAACGAGCAGTTCGTCCGCGGTTGGATGGACAAGATGATCAAGTTCGACCCGTATGCCGACACTGAGGTGTTTGACGATCCGGGCAAGTACCTGAACAAGTCTGTGGACGGGGATACCGCCGTACTGGCCGTGTACCTTAACGCTGACATGATGAAAGGTACGAACATTGAGAAGCTGGTGGACGCCGAGCAAACGCCGGAGATTGTCCACAAGCTGACCATTTTGGCCCGCACTGCCAAGAACATCGTGACCGTGCTGCAAGAGTACTTCACGTTCATTCGGGTCTTCCTGACGCCTAAGCAGTTGCCACCCTCTGTGGCGAACATCAAGGGCATCCTGCGCCGTGTGGTACTGGCCTCTGACACCGACTCCACGATCTTCACCACCCAAGACTGGGTAACGTGGTACACCGGCTCGGACGCTCGGACCAAAGAAGGCGACGGCATCTGGTACACCACGACGTACATTGCCTGTCAGTGCATTGTCCACGTGCTGGCCATGTTCTCGGCCAACATGGGTGTGATCGCAGAAGACCTGCACCGTCTGTCCATGAAGAACGAGTTCGCGTTCCCGGTGTTCGTGCTGACCAGCCGTGCCAAGCACTACTACGCTTCTCGCTCTGCGCAGGAAGGCAACGTGAAGCTGGTCAACGACATGGAGATCAAAGGTGTAGCCCTGCGTTCCTCGGCCGTACCGGTTGCTGTGATCCAACGGGCTACCGATCTGATGAAGGAAGTCTTGGAAACCGCCGAGGAAGGTCGTCAGTTCTCCTTGGATTACCTGTACCACTGCGTGTGGGAATGGGAACAGGACATCTACACCTCCATCAAGAAGGGTGAGCACAAGTACCTCAAGTCCGGGCAGATCCAGGAAAGCTACGCCAACATGGAAACGTCCAACTACCGTCACTTCCTCATGTGGAACGAGGTGTTCGGTCCTAAGTACGGCATGGTCGATAAACCCCCTTACTCGATCATTAAGGTGCCGCTGCGGATTAAGAACAAGACGGACATGAAGGACTGGCTGGCCCACATGACCAAGGTCGATGCCGATTTTGGCAAGCGCATGACGACTTATGCTTTGGAGAAGAATCGGGACACAATCGCAACCCTGCTATTGCCCCACCAGATTCTCTCTGGTACAGGGATGCCAGACGAGGTGATGGAGTTCATTGACATCCGCCGCCTGACCTACGAGATCTTGGAGTCGTTCTACATGATCCTGGAAACCGTGGGTATCTTCCAAGTGGACAGCAAGTACGTGCGCCTAATCAGCGACATCTACAGTCCTGAGGGTGAGGTCAACCAGATTCCTGCGCCTACTGATCAGAATAGCATCATCCATGAAGGAGAAGAAGCGTGGACGTAAATGGCCTTAATGTGTTCCCTGTCGGGGAAATGACAGCGGCGCACAGCCATAACCGTTACGATGTAGCCGGTCTGGACACGGAGAGTAATACCTTCCGTCTGGACCTGGAGGCCCAACAGGTGCTTACCGTGCTGTTTCAAGACGGTAACCCTGCCACGGTCGGGCGTAACGGCCACACCCTCGAGTCTTTACTGGAAATCGCCAAGCACCGCTTGGAGACCTTTCAGACTGGACCGTTTGCCTGCGAAGAGAACGCAGCGGTGGTCAAGTTGCTGGCACAGAGCTTGGACATCCTGTATTCGCGTGGCCAACGGGTGAACCAACCCAACAAGCAAGGTTGATCAACACGGCATAGACCGAGGAGCCAGTAGGCTCCTCGGTCTAGACCTTATATCTCTTTCAAGTACGGCTCGATGTGAGTAGCCAAGTAGTCCTTGAAGTAATCGGCCACATCCGGCGGTACGCCGTTGGACAGGTACTTCCCGGATTGGGCTTCAATGATGCTGCGACGGAAGCGGTTCACGTACAGGTCGTTCTTGGCGTTGTTGTTCGCCTTGTTCAACTTGAGCAGGAACGCCACCAGCGGCAAGCGCGCCGCGGTCAGTGCCCAGATCACCTGATTGGTAAAGGCGATGTCAGGCATCCTCACAGCCTCTAGGAGCGTCTTCGCTCCAAAGCAGGGGACATTGCGCAGCATGTCAGGAAACGTCGTGGTCTGCGTGGTGAAGCGCTTGAGGATATCATCCACCCCATCTTCCAGTCGTCCCGTCACATCCGTCTGATAGTAAGGCATGTTGGTCTTCGGATCGAAGGTGCCGTTCATGTCAAACATGTAGGCCAGCTCGTTGAGCATGCAGATGTCCAAGTGGCTCATGAGCATGTTCGGCAGGATGACCTGACTGATGAAGTAGCTGTCCGGGATACGGTCGGCCTGTGAGGTGCGAATCCGGTTGCCCAGTTTCCACATTTGGAACTGACAGGCCAGCAGGGGAATGTTAATCTCCAGCACAGCCAGGTTGATCTTCATGCGGAACTCGTTCGGGATCTTGAGCGACCCGTCCAGTTCAATCACGGTGGCGCCGTGGCAAGGGTGAGCCAGTACGCGTACGCAGGACATGTTCTCCCAGTTGTTCCACAGATCGCGGGGGTTGGTGGTGTCAGCAGTGGTGATATAGATCTCGCTGACGTCGTCCCCGTAGAAGGTGCCTTTATCAAAGACCCGCCCGTGGTGGGCACTGTTGGACAGTCCCATGGAACCGGACAAACGGTTGACCTGTGCTGCGACGCGGTTCTGATAACTCATCAGGTCACCGTCGAAGTCCACCATCAGGCTATTAAGGATCTTGAGCAGCAGGTGGTTGCTTTCGATGTGGCCCGGTGTTTGTAAGCGGTACTCTTTATAGCGGCTCACCTGCTCACTGACCACGTTCTTCACGTAGTCCAGTCCAACGGTGGCAATGTTCACTGACCCAACCCGTGGGGCAGTATTGAAAACTGTGTACATGGCTACACCCAAAGGTTAGTTGAGAGTCTCAAACAATTAGCCAGCAATGGCGAGTAAAGGAGAGTATTCGTGTAAAAAATAACACACTACTCCCTATTGTATAGGAGTTGTGCTCCCGGTGACTTAACGGTCATCGTCTAATGGGAGGGCTTTACCCTAATCCGGTTTTTCCCTCGCTGGAGCACGCGTTAATTAATACCTTCCTAGCAGATGGTAATGAGGCCCAGATTAGAATTCCATTCAAAAACTAATCAGCTCTACATTATCAACGTGAATCAAGGAACAATTGTTCTAGACGTTCACTAGGCCCTAGTAAACATGCAACCCAGGAGTATCACCCATGGCTGTAAACGAAAAAGACACCGGTCAACCAGCCGGTTCGAACAACAACTCTCAGCGTCAAGAGCGCCCAGCCCGTGAGGAAACTCGCAGTGCCGCTCCTGAGCAAGCTTCCACCCGCCGCAGCGGCACCCTGAAAGACGTTAACCGTCTGCTCGGCGGCCCTCTGGCCCGTAACACCGGCGGTGAAGCCCTCGTTCACGCCATGACCAGCCTGAAAGAATGGCTGTCGCCTGAAAAGAACGTTGGCGGCAACGGCGCCGTGTCCCTGGACAAACTGGTTATCCTCGGTATGGAAGCCAGCGAGCACAACGTTCAAGCGTCCTCGGTGATCTTCGCTTACCCGAACGAACAAGACGGTCGTCTGAACGTCTACACCTACGTCGCTGTGCTGGAAAGCTCGGTCGATGGCGACATCCCGGTCAAGACTTACGACATCAACCGTCGTCAGTACCCGATCCCAGGCGTGGTTGGCGACTTCGTCACCGACGGCTACCTGAAAACTGCCAGCGACATCGTCGCCAAGCACTTCAGCGACAACCGTCGTCAGGTCGAAGTGGTTGACGCTGGCTGGCGTACCGTTTCCAAGCTGGTTGACTTCAGCTTGAAAGACAACGCGTCGGTCCGTGCAATCGCGTTCTACGCCCTGGCTTCCCTGAACGCCATGGTCGTGAACGACACCGACCAAGAGCTGTACTTCGACCTCGAGTGGCTGGCCAAGGGTGAGAACCTGGACATCAGCGTCGACGTCTCGGGCCGCGAAGTGCAGACCGCTGACCAACTGCCACGCCGTTCCGATCTGGTCGTGAACATCAGCGGCACCATCCAGATGGAAGATCAGCAAGTTCGCAACCGCCTGACCACCGTCGGCGGCTACGTGAACCTGGTCTACTCGCCGGACAGCGAAGGCGAAGGCTTCAGCCGCAACCGTCGCGACAACACCCAGGTCTACACCCCGGTGTTCATCATCGACAACCTGGACACTGGCGGCAACGCCATCACTCCAGAGCTGCTGCTGCTCGGCCTGGCCGGTGCTTCGGTGATCAGCCGTAACCAGAACTGGGCACAAGTGTTCCTGCCGAACGACCAACAGCGTGGCAAGACCGACTACCGCGATGTGGGCTACCTGGCTCTGCATGGCGCTACTCGCGAATACGTCGAGCTGGGCAGCCGCACCAACCTGGATCTGGACGAGTGGTCCGATTACTTCTTCAGCCTGGTTCGCGAGAAGCTGGCTTGGGGTATCGAAGTCGAAGAAGGTGGCGACAACAGCTGGATCACTTCCCTGCTGTGGGCTGCTGCACAAGGCGACCGTGCGTCGGAAGACCGTCTGTGGGACTACGCTGACCGCCTGACCCTGGGCAACTTCACCCGTCGTGCGAACGATCTGGGCGTGCAGAAGTTCGTCAGCCTGTCGGGTGCTCGCTACCTGTCCGGTACCTACGTCGACGACCAAGGCGAAACTCGCGACCTGCGCGATTTCGACATGCTGCGTTGGTTGGTACAGACCGGCAACGAAGATCCGAACCTGGCCATCGACTGGCAGGAAACCTTCGACAACGTCGATCTGGACTGGGAAGTTCGTGTCAGCGAGCAAACCCGCATGCTGCAATCGGTACTGGGCAACAACGTCCAGTTCGCTCGCTACGTGAACCTGCTGTACGTGAACCCGGACGCGATCCAGGCTCTGGCACTGGCCGTTGACGACTGCAACGTCGGCATCGATCAGAACCAAACCATGTACTCGTTCGGCAACCGTCGCCTGCGTGGCAACAGCCGCATCCAGACCTTCGCCGCTGGCGACGTATCTGGCGGTATCTTCAACCGCGCTCGCGATGTGGGTGGCAACCGCAACAACCGTCGTTCGCCTCTGGGCAACGGCCTGGGCCGTCGTAACTACTAAGGCCTAGTGCAGCAAAGTGCATTCAGGGGGAGCCTCGGCTCCCCTTGTCTGTGCCCTTTCTTTTTATGCGCTAAGGGTGGTCGGATTGAAAAATCGTAATGGGGTCTATTTCAAGATCTTTGACTACGAGCGAGCCTACCGTGGTCTGAACCAAGAGCCTATCCACGTTAACGAGTTTGACATCTCGCTTGAATCTGAGCGGGAGCGGCTCAACTCCCTCATCTATACCAAGTACGATGGCGATACACTGTCCAACGTACCGCGCTGTGGTTGCACCGGTCCTGAAGCTGTTACCGGCGAAGACAACCTCGGCATCCGTTGTAAAATCTGTCGTACCGTCTGCCTACCCGTTACTGAGAAACCGCTGGAGTCTATCCTGTGGATCAAGGTGCCGGACGGCGTTCCTGCGTTCTTCAACTTGCAGATCTGGCGGATTCTGAACAAGAACCTCACGTATTCGGGCTTTAGCCTGCTTGAGTACCTGACGAACGTGTTCTACCACCCGCAGAACAAAGAACCGGTTGACAAGATGCGCAAGCTCGAGTCGCTGGGGATTCCGCGGGGCTACAACAACTTCGTGAACAACTACGAGGAGATCATTCACCTCCTGTTCAAGAAGAACCTGTTCCCAGGTAACGCACGTCGTCGCAAGAAGATCTTCAGCTTCCTGATGGAGAACCTGCCGCTGACGTTCACTACGGTGCTGCCATTCCCGTCCAAGATGGGCTTCATCACCGAGACGAACAACGGCAAAGTCAGTGCAGACCACAAGATGGCCCCGGCCATTGACGCGATCTGGACGATTGTAGGCATCTACCAGAAGCAAAAGCGCAAGAAGGCTTCGCACGAGCACGACTACGACGAACGCGGTGAACCTACGCAGTTGCGTAAGGAAAGCCGGTGTGTCCGCGCCATGTGCAAGCTGGTCGAGTTCTACCGAGAATTCGAAAGCGAGACTGCGTTTAAGAAGCCGGGGATTGCCCGTAAGCTGGTGTACGGCACCCGTCCTCACTTCACCTTCCGGGGCGTTATCACCTCCCGGCAGAAGCCGCACAACTACGATGGCATTGACATGCCGTGGTCGCTGTCGGTGCTCCTGTTCAAAGTCCACCTGACCAACAAGCTCCTCAAGCAGCGTTTCACGCCGAACGAGCTGATGGCCCTGATGTACGAGAACACCCTGCGACACCACCCGCACTTGGAAGCGTTGTTCAAGGAATTGATCGACGAATCCCGTGATGGCCGTATCCCAACGGCTTTTGGTCGTAACCCTACGCTGCGCCGGGGTTCGATTGGGTGCAACGGGATCGAGTCGATCAAGAATGATCCGTCAGACAACACGATCTCTCTGTCGCCGCTGAACCTCATCGACAAGAACGCCGACTTTGACGGCGACGCCTTGTGGGGTGAGCTGCCACTGGACAACAAGAACGCCGATTCCCTCGACCGCCTTGCCCCGTACACTGGCATCATGGACCTGAACAAACCTTTCACCGTATCCCGTAACTCGACCCTGCCGCCGCCACTGGTTGCGACAATCGTGAACTGGATCATCGAAGGGGATGAAATTTCAATCTAATGTGGAGATCAGACAATGGCAATTGCCGTCTACGCTGATGACAATGTGTTTCGGTCATTGGCTTATGGTTCTCCTCGGTCCGACGACCGTGATTTCCTCCGGAGCCACATCGAGTCGGCAGCAACCCGACTCGGTAAATCCGGCGCGGCCTTCTTGGAACGAGCACGGGAACGGTTTGATTCGTTCGACCTGCACGCGCTGGACCGTAAGCTTGATGCCCTCAAGCGTAAAGTCCGCCACGCGTTCGATGATGACAGCATCCGACCGATCAGCCGGATCGGTCAGTTCCAGCAAGCTGGCTTGAACATGCAGCGCTGGTGCATGGCTAACACCAAGACCCGCCGCCTTGTCGCAGCGGATCGCATGCACGGCTGGAAGGAAACGTACATCGACGTGGAGAAAGGCCGCTTCGGTGAACAGCACTCTGACTACCGCCGTGTGGTCAATGGCTTGGCAGCGACCGATGAGCACGGTCACACCACGTTCACGCAGTACATGGATTGCTACGATGCCGACTACCGCGAAGAGCTGAAGTTCGGTGATCAGACGCTGATTCGTGATGTGATCTGGGCCAACCTGGAAGCCATCATCGCCGAAGGTAAGGACGACCCGTCCGACCGTAACAACGGTTCCCTGTAACCCTAAGTAGGAGGCTTCGGCCTCCTCAACCCCTGGAGCTGCACCATGATTCGACCGTCAGAGATGCGTGTCATCGAAGATCTGATCAATGCCCGCTTCGACACCCTGCCCGAAGAGCTGAAGAACAGTCCCAAGGCATTGCTGGACTGGGCATTGACCAACACGTTTCAACAAATCACGTACATGCAGGAGCACAACGGTTCGGTGGACTACAGTCTGCTGAGCAAGGAAAACACACCGCGCCGTGCTGATGAAGGTGACCTGATCCTGGAGATAGCGGAGCAAAACCCGCACGTCACCGGGCACCAGATCATTGCGTCAGCGCCACGCTGCTAATGAAACGGTGCACATGCCTTAGATGGTATGTGTGCCGTATTCACCTCGGGCACCTTTTTCTTTGGAGTGTCCCATGGCTAAAGTAATCCCTGTACTCGACCCCAATGGCTTTGTGACGGATCTGATCATCAAGGTCGACCAAGCCATGTCCAACTTCTATATCACACAGCGCAGCCAGACGGACTCCTTCCGGGGCCAATTGGTGAGCCTGTCTGATCTGGTGCGTCGCTTCGGTGACAACACCCGCAAGCTGCAAGAGGAAACCTCCCAGCTGCTGCAAGACTACTTCGACCGGCAGTTTGATGAAGCCACGTTGAACGTAAAAGCCGTGGATACGCCTGGATCGGGTATTGATTTACAGATCTACGCTATCTTACGAGACGGAAATAACGAAGTGAACATTGCTCACAGCGTGTCCGCTACCAATTCAAGAATCAAGGCGATTATCGATTTGCAGAACGATGGCAAAGAGATCATCAACGCCGACCTGTTCAATTAAACCCAACGGAGAAACACCCGATGTCCGAGAAACTCAGCCAGACCGCAGAGATCCTGCAACGTATCCACGCTCTGGAAGAAGAGAACAAGCAGATCCCTCAGCTGAAAGCCCAGCTCGAGAACCTGCAACAAGGCGTCGTCAACGTCGTGGCGACCCAGATTCAAAGCCTCTTCACCAACCCGGTCATGGTCGATTCGATCGCCCACACCGTGCTGATCGCCGCTGCCAATGCCCTGGCCTTCAAGGCCCGCGCTTCGCAAGACCGTGCGCCTGAGCTGACTGTGGTCGAAGGCTACATCCCCGGTGCCCTGCGCGCGATCCTGAACGAAGACGGCTCGATCGAAATCGCTCAGCAACTCAAAGGCGCCAAGAACGCTGGTGCTTCGTGGGAATCGGCCAACGCCGAGTTCGAAGAGCGCGGCATCCTGGGCTCGTTCACCGAACTGCTGGCCGCCTTCGGCGCCATCGCCGGTCGTGTGTACTACATCACCGACACCGTGACCCTGCAACAGTCGCGTGAAAAGCTGGCCCGTGAACTGGCCGCTCAAGCCGGTCCTGCGATCGACGAAGAACAGGATACCGTTAACCCGGCAGACCTGACCTTCCTCGTCCACGTTGAAGAAGAAGGCGTGCTGGAAAACGGCCTGATGGTTCAAGGCGACGCAATCATCGAAGTCTACCGTGGTGACCTCACCGCGGAAATCATCGCAGCGCAGCTGGAAGTGGGCGACAAGTTCACCTACGTCCCGGCTCAAGGCGAAGTGACCTACAAAGGCACCGTCAGGTCGATTGAAAACGCCTCCGACTGGAAAGTCGCTGCCGAAAACGAACCGACTGGCGCACCTGCCACCGACCTGCCTGCGGCTGAGCCAGAAGCTGACCCTGCTTCGGTAGAACCGGGCGAAGGCACTGCTGGTGCTGACACCCTCGAGCCGGGCGAAGGCCCGATCGATGGCGGCATCGCGCTTCAGAAAGCCCAGGTGGCGATCACTTTCAAACCGCTGCCACTGAGCGGTGAAGTCGACGCTGACGCACCGACCATCAGTCAGAACACCGACTACGACACCTCGTTCGAAGTCACCACCGAAACCGGCACTGTGACCAAACTGGCGCAGGACCTGCAACGTGGCGACATCGTGACCATGACCCGTGGTGGTGCCATGATGCGTGAAAGCGTAGTGGCTGTTGCACCGGTCGAGCAGACCGCTGAAGCGGCTGTGGCCTAAACCGGCATAGAGCACTGGGCCGGGTGGCCCAGTGCCTCTTTATTCCCTTAGCAGAGGTGTGTATGCAACTGCACGAAGAAGACTTCGCCGCGTTGGACGATCTGGGTAAAGAAGAACACGCAATCATGCAGGAGAATGACTTTGTCAAACGTCTGCTGCCGCACCTGATCCCTCCAGAAGAGCCAAGCAAGCGTCCGAAGGACATGACCATCTGGGTGGAAGCAGCCGGTCACGCACAGCGCCTGATCGACGTTGTGGACCGCAATGGCGTGGTTCTGTTCACAGTTCCGCCTATCCTGTCCCGTTCTCCCACGGCGGTGCCGGAAAAAGATACAAACCCGGACAATGATCTGGGTGAGATCGGCGCGATTTACGACATGCGCATCGGCAACGAGCCCTCACATGTGGTGAACGAATGGTACTTTGCCAGCCTCGTCTCCCGCAGCTATTCACCAGAACAGTCCCTCATGTATCTCTACGCCCGCATGTGGATCAACATCTATCGCCGGTACAACATCCCACTCGAGCGTTTGTTCGGTGAGAAAGGTGCCGTGCTGGATGCTCAGATCCCGAACGAGGCCAAGAAGGCAGAGGCGGCTCCAAGCGGTAACATCAACCATGACATTGCAGACGACGACTTCGAAGCTATGTGAAGCAGTACGCAAGGGCTCTGGGATCACCAAGTCCGGCGATATCAACATTGCCTCGGTCTCAGACATTCACCTGGGTCACCCGCGTACCGAAACACTTGCCATTGTCGACAATCTGTACAAGGCCTTCCCGGACAACGAGGAGACAGCCAAACTGGACTTGATCCTTTTGGCCGGGGACGTCTTCGATCGGCTTCTGACGCTGCCACAGGAGGAAGTAGACGCCATTCAGGAATGGATTGCGTGGCTGCTGCACCTGTGCGTCAAGTACAACATCATCCTGCGCGTGCTCGAAGGCACACCGAGCCATGACTGGAAACAGTCTCGCCAGTTTGCCAACATCAACGCAGGCTTGAAACAACCGGCCAACCTTAAGTACGTTGAGACCCTGTCGATCGAGACCATCGAGGAACTGGGTGGCTTGACCGTGCTGTACGTGCCGGATGAGTGGAACCACGACGCGAACGTGACGTGGCTGCAAGTGTGTGACTTGCTCAAGGAACACGGGCTGGAGAAGGTCGACGTGGCCTGTATGCACGGGGCGTTCGATTACCAGTTGCCGATTGAGTCCATCAAGAACCACAGCGCTGAGCGCTACCAGTCGATCGTGAATCACTTCATTGTCATTGGTCACGTGCACATCCGCTCCAAGAAAGGCATCATCCATGCTCAAGGGTCGTTCGACCGGCTGAGTCATGGCGAGGAGTCGGCGAAAGGGCATTACCGCCTGACCATCTCCCCCAAAGGCAATCACTCGCACTTTGTGGAGAATAAGGACGCCAAGCTGTACATGACGGTTGACTGCCGGGAAATGACGGTGGAAGAGCTGTTCAAGTACATGCGCTCCATTGAAGACCTGCGCCACGGCACCGCCTTGCGGTTCCTTATCCAGCGTGAGAGTGAGCTGTTCCGGGATGTGCGCGAGATTCGCCGGGCATTCCCACAGTTCAAGATCACAACCCAAGCTGATGAACTCAAGGTACCCGAGGCCCAGACGCTTCGACAGACCGGCGAATCCATCGAGAGGCCCATCAGCATCACCCCAACCAACATCGATCATTTGGTCAAGGACCGGGCACCTCGTGTCCTGCCCAACGCTGACGCGCACCAGATGCAGCACATGATGCAGATGCTGGAAAAATACCGTTATCCGGGGGCAGCATGAGTACTGCTTACAACGAACGGGTACAAGCAGCGCTGACAGGTCGTGAACTGGGGCAACTCCCGGTCTCCATCGGCACCAGCTTGGCCTTTGAGGGTGCCTACGGCATCCTTGAGGACCATCCGAACCTGTCGCCCATCATTCACAAGGTGGAAGTGCTGTACATTAACATCCGCACGCTGATCCGCAACATCGTGGGGGCTGTCGATTCTGACACCGCCATGATCCTCACCTCCGAGGACATCGTGGCCACGCTGGTCAACGAGTTGCAGATCATTGAAGCGTCGGTCAAGCAGGTGACAGGGGGCAAGGTGGAAATCGTGCCCTACTACTGCGAGTACAAGTCCTTAAAGCGCTTGTTCCCGCACGCCATGCTGAAAGAGACCAAACCTGAGACCAAGGGCGGCATTGCCTTCCTTCGGGAGCAACAGGCGTTGGTGGACTTCGAAGAGAAGATGGGTTGGATCTACTCCAAGAAGTTCGACATCGAGTTTGACAAGGACGACCGCGCAGGGCTCATTCTGACGAACTATGCGATCGACCTGCTACAAAGGTACAAGTTCCGGTCGCTAAGCCTCGTAGAGTCGCACACAGGCGCTGTGAAGCCACCTGCTATGTGGTATACCAAGCTAAATAACGGCAAGGAACTCACAAACATCCCCTTTGACCGCATGACCGTGCAAATGTTCGGCGACGGTTCCAACCTCTTCAGCCCGTTCCCCATCAAGATCAGGAAGCACATGGTCGAGATCGCTACCAAGAACAGCTGGACACCCCTCACGACCAAGTCGTACATCGTAGACTCGATCACTAAGGAGAGAGACCCCGTTCTCGAGGCTCTCATTCGTAACCTTTACGGCGGCAACAAGTAGCCTCGTAATAAAATACAGATAGTCCCTATCTTTTGACTATTGCCCTCGCTCGGAGAATTAAAGAAAATGAGTGACCAGAAGCCCCCACGCGCCGAGACGATCTTCGACGATCCCAGTCTCGGGCTGAAAGCCAAAAAGCAAGATGGCATGGAGGGGGAACCCACCCTGCGTCCGGCTGTCTACGAGAACAACCCGCGTCTCGTGGTCAAGACCAAAGTCCCGAACGACCGCAACAACGGCAAGATCGAAGCGGCCATGTCGGGTCGTGCGTTCAGCGCCGTGCTTCGTGCTGTCGAGGAGATCGCTGAAAACCCGGCTCCTGACAAGATCTTCATGGACAACAAGGGCCACCGCTTCGTTGATAAGAAGCGTGATCCGAACCCTTCCATCATGTCCTGCATCCTGATCGAAAAGGATGACAAGGGTGTGATCTCGATCACCATCAGCGCTGGCAAGAGCCGTCCTCTGATTCCGTTCTACTTCCTGGACGACACCTACCACAACTTCCGTGACGGGAACGGTGAAGGCATGTCGCTGGCTCGTGCTTCCAAACTGTACGCGCTGGGCTGGGTGGATGAACTGCGTCACCTGATGAACATCGTGCGTGCGGCCAACTACGTCAAACCGGCGTGGATGACCCGCTTCGAGAACAACAACCAGAATGGCGGCCAGCGTCAGGGCGGTGGTGGTTACGGCGGTGGCTACCAGGGCAACGGCGGTGGGGGCAACAACAACTACGGCAACCGTAACAACGGTGGCGGTGGCGGATACCAAGGAAACAACAACAGCGCACCTGCTCCTTCGGTGTCTGGCGGTGACTCGTTCAACTTCGATGACGACGTCCCAATGTAACGCCCAATACCCTCTCAGAGCGACAGTGAGCCGATGGCTCACTGTCGTCTCTACCCTCTCGATCACATCCGATCAAACTGAAAAAAGAAACAGACCTACATTATTCATCCGAGTCAATACCATCCATTGCGGAGTAAGCCAACCCATGAGGATTGAAGTCGAAGCGGTCATCAACCGCGGCATTTCCATCATCCGTATCGAGCACGACGGCGAAACGCCTTTGATTATCTCGGCAGGTAATTATTCGTCAGCTGCTATTTTGCCGCGTGACACGCTGTTCGATGAACTCAACGCGTACATCGCCACCTGGTCTGACGAGAGGCAAGACAAGCTCTGGGACATTTACGTCGAGATCGTGCACAACCTGCAAGACAGCAACATCAACTCGGAAACCTTAACGTCCAACCTGTCGCACTTGGTCGCTGAGATTTACAAGCTGGCCACGTACGAGAACTTGAAAACGTTCGTATACCGTGCAGACCTGCAATTGCCTGACGACCTGAGTGACACGTATCAGGAGTATGGGCCGCGTGGTCGCAACTACCGCGAACGTACCTACATCAAGAACGAATACAAGGAACTGGTCGCGCTGGCCTTGGGCCTGCGGTTCATGATCCCGATCTGGGGCATGTACATCGTCCTGATCCTGCCTCGCAACGGCAACTACTACAAGGAGTCCGAAGCGGTCGACTTGCTGGAAGAAGCCGGGGTGAAGACTTGGCCGCCGTACACGCGTATGGAAGAATACGTGGCGGCATCGGTGGATGGCGACGCGTCGCTGTCGACCTTGATGGGCGGACTCTCGAGCGAAGAGATTCCGGATCACTTGCTGGCGCTGGCGCTGGTACGCAAGATCGCAGTAGGTCCGTTGTCGGTCACGTCTGAGAAAGACAGCCTGGCACGGATTCTGTTCAACTATGTCACGGGCACCCATGGCCGGTTGGACAGTCGTTTCACCGGGGCAAGCGGACCCATCGTGGCCAAGCGCATGCGCATGAGCGAGAACGAGGAAGACAACTCCTCGGTCTGGGACATGATGACCCAAACGCAAGAGATCACTGACGGTGACCGGTCGACCATTGAGGTCTACACCGAGAACCTTGAAGTGCTGATCGAGCGGACCTGCCCTGAGCTGCAACTGAGCCGTGTCCAACAGTGCATCTCGGCGTGCTCTCGTAATGAAGCGCGTATCGTGGCACCGTTTCAGAAAGCGTTGATTGTGTGGGTAGTGCGGACTATTCCACCACAGGCGCGTGATCTGTTGTCCAAGAAGGCGATCCTTCGCTTGATGGGGCTGGTGCAGGCGACGCTGGATCACTGGGGTTTCCCAGAGCTGGCGGTGCTGGTGAGTGCTGAGCGGCTGCACAACGACGGCGAGGAAGTCTATCTGCCGTCTGAGACCCGCAACAAGATCACCAAAGAGCAACTGGCTATCCTGAACGAGCAATATCCCTACTATCGTCAGGAAACCAAGAAGCTCGATCCCACAAAGCGTCGCAATGAAGCGGTCAAAGCGATTGACGATGTGGTCGAACAAATGTCCGGGATGCAATGGAAGCCGCTGGCGCCCCGGAACATCATTGAAAAGCTTCCCATGGTGCAAGCGATGGGCTTCATGTACATCTCAGGTGACATCAAGCAACAGCTCGCCGCCATGATCATCCACGTGAACAATCTCAATAAGGCTAAGTGACATGCAAGTACTCTCCATGCTTTTCCGGGAAATGAAGGAATACGACGATCAAGTGATCCGTTCCTACAACGGGAACGCATCGCCTGCTAACCTGCTCGACCTTGAGCGGTTCACAGACCACGGCCGGGATTTCTCGGCTTCGGCTCTGGCAGGCGTCGCGGGTCGTATCGTTCGTCCGATCGCGGACTCAGTGAGCCGGGCAGCCATTACCGGTGGCTTCTCGCAACAACGCATGATGTTCACCATGTCGTGCCTGGTTCGTGGCCACTCGCGTCAGCAAGTGATTCACGAGATCAGCGGCTACACCGACGGTGTGGGTGCGACCAACTCGCTGCGGGGCGTGTTGATCGATGAGCGCATGTGCCTGTACTTCAACTCGGTGACCAAGCTGTCGCGTATGCAGACAGACACCAGCCGGGGCAATCGCATGTTGACGCAGATCATGCGGTCCAACCAAGTGATCTCCCAGCAAAGCAACCCGGACTTCACCATGGCACGTGGCTCGCAAGGCACGATGACCATGCGACCTGAAGACCTGTTCACGCGCAACACGACCAACCGCCTGTTCGAGCAACGCGCTCGGCAAGAAGGCAGCATGGACCTGCGCGGCGGTTACACCATGGGAACGATGAAGTTCTCCAACCGCCTGAACACCAGCTCAACCCGCTTCATGTCCCGTTCCCTGACCGCCATCGGCGCTGCCGACCGTGGTGACGGCCTGATCGATGAGTATCAGCACGAGCGTGACACCACCAAGATCTTCAAGGATGCCCGTGGCCAAGTGCGTGAAGACGCCGTGACCGTGGACCCTGTCTTCGAAGAGATGTCCCGTGACACGCAACTGTTGCAGGACGGGTTCGTCACCTTTGGCGAACTGATGCAGATGGACCCTGATTTTGACTGGGACAGCATCCCGGTTTACTTCAACGAGAAAGGCATGCGCAAATCCGTGCGTGGCGACTATCGTCCATGGGACGGCATGGAAAACGTGGACGTGGCCACGACCATGCTGGTGAACGCGCTTCCGATGTACCTGATCAACCATCAGCTGGCATCGATCTCGTTCACCGCGAGCAATCGCGACAGCATGGGTGAAATGGTCGTTGTGCCGGACAACGCGTTCCCGATCGCTGAAGGCCCAGACCTGCGTGAGATCGTTCCGATCTTCTGCCAGCGGCTGGAAACCGAGATCCTGTTGGACATGCTGCCGTGGCCGGACTGCCCAGTAGACATGACTGTAGAAACTTCCATTGCCGGGGAGACCTATGTCAAGATCTCGCTCGATAACGACAACTACGAAGAGTACGTCTTCCCGACGTTCTGTGACTCCGTGGTGTCGCCGATCGTGACCGAGTCGGCTGAGCACATGGACAACATGGCCAGTACCATTTCCCAGATCGCTGAGAACATCGGCAGTGGCCTGAATTACGACAATGATCGTGACGATGGCAAGAGCCGTATTATCACCGACCTGCGGGCCAATCCTATCACTAGCGGCAAACGCCGGTCTTACTAAGGCCGGTTTCACAAGGAGAAATCAATGGATCTCATTGAGTTGTTTTACGAGCCACTGCTCAAGGGTCTGTCGATCGAAGACCTCAGTGGCGCGGGCCTGCTGTCCAGTACCTTCAACCCAGAGAAACCGCAACCGGTGACTGTGGGCGGTAAGCGACTGGTACTGCCGATCAAAGACGTGCTGCGTGCGGGCAAGAAGGACGACCAGATCGTCTTTCACCCGCTGTCGGAGAACGTCACCCGCGGCGAGTCGGACATCATCAAGGCACTGCGTGACTACATCCAGTGGCGCAACCAGTCTGTCGTGGTGTTCCTGGCCAGCGAAATGGGCCGCATCGCAGCCAGTCCAACCGAACACAAGAAGCTGGGCCCGAAAGCGTCCAAGTACTTGCAGAAGGTTACCGACTTCGATGAGAAGACCTACAACGCGCTGATCAAGCTGCTGAGTCGTGTCTCGCCTGACCCGGACCGTCGCATCCTGAGCATCAGCCTGCGTCAAGGTTCCAAGTCCAAGGACGACGGCACCCTGCGTTCGGCCAACGTGCACTTCCCGATCCTTGAAGATCTGGAAAAGGATGACTTGGAAGTCTTCGAAATGAAGATGCCATCCAAGAAAGCCAAGGCGCGTATTCAGCAGCTGTTCGAGATCATCCTCGGCGATGCGGAAACCCGTGAAAGCTTCAGCTACGGCAGCCGCAACATGGAAGCCCCGTACCTGCACGCCCTGCTGACCAGCCACAGCCGTATTGCGGCTCACCTGAACGCAGTGGTGGCCACTCATGCCAAGCTGCTGGGCGATGAAGCGACTGCTCAACTGACCACCGACCTCTCGTGGGTACCCGGTCTGGAAGAGTTCGCCAAGTACCGCAGCATGGTACCGCCGCAGTCCGGTAACGAAGGTGCGATCAAGGTCGATGACCTGAAGTCCACCCTCAAGAAAGACAGCAAACCGGGCAAAGTGGCCGCAGCGCCGAAGCCGATCCTGGCTCCGCCGACCGACCGCGTCAAAGAAGAACCGGCCGACATGCCGTGGGAAGGCGAAGACCAGTTCGCTGACAGTCGTGACAATGACCGTCAAGAGCAGCGTCAGACCCCATCCCGTTCGCGTGAACCGGAAGTCAAGAGCAGTGGCGTAAGCGACTACCTGACTCGCCTGCGCGGCGGTGATGACCGTGACGCACGTCGCACGTCCAGCACCAGCATCCTGCGCAACCGTGATAGCCGTGACAACCGTGGGGGTGGCTTGAGCCGCAACTCCGGGCGTGATCGCTTTGGCGGTGGTGGCGGTCGTAGTTCTGGCCGCGGCCGGTCCTACTGACGGCATAGACAGCAGGGCGCGAGCCCTGCTGTCTGTTTGCTCAGACCCGTTTATTTTGGTGACGGTACAACGTCTTGAGGTTAGACAACACCTCAGGGTTGGGTACCACGAGGCTTTTGAAGTCTCGAGTCATCTCCATGGGGTTGCGCATCTGGTTCATGACCAGGAATACCACGAAGTCTTCGAAGTTGTACTTCAACTCCACTAGCAAGGAGAAGAAGTTGTACTCGAACTTGAAGGCCAGTCCTGGATCAATGTCCACGACCACAGACCCATTTTCTTTTAGGAAGTTGTAATGCGTGTCGATGTAACGCATGTACTCTTCCGTGTGGAAGAGCGTGTTCCCTGCGTTGATCGACAATAAATCTAGAAGGGCGCCCATCGCACGTGACCTCATTAACCGAATCTTAGACATACATTATCTACTGGATAATGAAGGCTATGTCTTTAACCACCCTGGGAGCAGTAGATGCAAGAGTACGCTAACCCCCAAATTCACCCAGAGTTGATGGCCAGCTTTGGCCTGAACCCGCTGGCACGGGGAATCTCCTCGTCCCGTGCTGCGATGTTCACGGGTAACCTGAGTCAGATGGTGGTCATTAAGAACCCCATGCGCAAGCGCCTGATGTCGGGCATGGAGCGGGAGTTCGGTAAAGCCACCTGTTCAATCGAGTTCACCGATGACGTGGAAATCATCAAGGTGATCCCACGGTTTGCCCACACCACTGGGCGTAACCGGATTAACAAGTCGCCGCAAACGGCGGTGATCTACGAAAACTTCAACACCAAGGAAATCGGGGTGGTGATGATCACGGATTACAACGTGACGCACCAGCACTTCGGGACCGAGTTCCGTAAGAACCACGACATCCTCAACCGTATCGTGCCTAAGGCGCGGTTCCCCAAAGGCACCAAGATCGCCGAGAGCCCTCTACTCGACGAAGAAGGCAACTACATGTACGGTCGTGAGACCAACGTGTTGATGTCCTCTGACGTGGCTGGGACTGAAGACGGTGTAAAAGCACGCCGGGGTTACATGGAGTGTCTGGCGCCGACGGGCTTTGAGACGCGGGTCTTTGAGTTTGGCAAGACGCACTTCCCGATTGCCCAGAAGATTGACCCGGAGAAAGGGATCTACCAGATCTTCCCGGAACTGGGAGACATGGTCAACACCAACTGCTTGCTGGTGGCCATGCGGCAGTATGACCCGATCAGTGCCGTGTCCAACATGACCACCGAAGCCCTGCTGATGCCGGACTTCATCTTTGACCGCAAGCGCTTCATCCAGCACCCGGATGCGCAAGTGGTCGACATCCGCGTTGAGCGTAACACCAGCATCAACATCCCGCCGCTGCCGGTCGGTATGGATGAACAGCTGCTCAAGTACTACGACGCGGACACCGAGTATTACAAGAAGATCGTGGATTGCTGGAACGATCTGCGCGTCAGCTGTGCTCGTCGGAACGTGAAGCTGGAACTGGAACCCGAATTCGGCCGTCTGGTAGTAGAAGCGATTGCTCGCGTCGGTAACGAGTACATCCGTCCAGACAAGTCGCTCGGCAAGTTCATGGACCACGAGACCAACAAGGTCAACAAGCAATACCGTGGTGTGCCGCTGGACGCATGGCGGGTGGAGATTACGTTCAAGTACAACTCCATTCCGAACAAGGGCTACAAGATCACCGACATCTGCGGCGACAAGTCCGTTGTGGTGGAAGTGGTTGACGATGAAGATATGCCGGTCGATGAGAACGGCGTGGTCGCTGACATCGTAGTGGACCCGAACTCCCGCTGGAACCGGATGACCCCGGCGTCTCCCGTGGAAATGGCCATCAGTGCGTCCGGTCGTGACTTGGGCAAGCGCCTGCAAAAGCGCTTTGGCTTTGACATGAACGCTCAGCTGAGCTGGGACGAAGTGCAAGCGGCCGTGTGGGACAACCGTAACAAGGACTTGGTGCAAGAGTGCTACAACGAGCTGCTCGAGTACTACAAGTGCGTGGCGCCGTTCCAGTACGAGGACATGAACGACCCTGAGTTGTTGGAGATGTTCCCGGACCATGTGCACAACCACGTGGCCAACGTGCTGCACGACCACATGTACGGGCTGTACCTGTTCTTCCCAACCGACAACCCTGTGCACATCCCAACGATGTTGCAGGAAATCTGGGAACGCTGGCCGCCGTTCATCACTCCAGTGCGCTTCCGGGGCCGTGACGGCAAGATGAAGGTGAGCCGCGATGCGATGATGATCGCCTCGTCTTACTACATCACGCTGGAGAAGACCGCCGAAGACGGCTGGATGGCAGCTTCGTCTGCACCGCTGCAAGCGTACGGCACCACCGCGCGTCTGTCCAACCACAACAAGTACGACAGTCCTGGCCGTGCTAACCCTGTTCGTAAGGGTGAGTCCGAAGTCCGTCTGGAAGCAGCCACCCGTGGCGGCGAAGCAGTAGCGGATCAAGCCGATGCCAGTAACAACCCGTTGGCGCACAAGTTCATCTTGCGCACCCTGCTCACCCATGACACACCGACGAACGTCGACGAAGTGTTGGATCGCAACATCGTGCCCCGTGGCGGTCACCGCCCACTGAGCTACATGCGCCACATCTTCGAGTGCTCGGGTAAAGAGCTGACCAACCGTTAACCAACAAGGGCCAAGGACGGCTCAGGAGTAAGCATGCGTAGAATTACATCCCGCGAGTTCATGAATCTGGACGTCATTGGTAATTGGCCATTACCTGACGAGAAGTTGGAGGTGGAGTTCGACGACGGGATTCTGGTGACCAACACCCGCCGCACCATTGTGAGCTGGTTCTGTTGGGAGCTGCACCGGCAATTCCCGCTGACCCCGATGTACAAACACCACCACATCGGCAATGACTTCTTTACCGCACAAGCGACGCTGGTGGCGATGAGTAACATCATCCGTGACCTGCACTACGCGTACTTCGACGAGAACCTGATCGACCATCAGGAAACCGCGTACGACCGTGAGGAAGTCTGGAAGATCGTGGGCCGGGTGGAGAACGAGCTGTACAACGTGCTGTCCATCAACCTGGAGGAGTACCACTCCTCCACGAACGCGTTCCATTTGCTGGAGCTGTTCAACTACCCTGAAATGGCGGTCATCCGGGCAAACCTCAAGCCCAACCAGATGTCCATCACCCAGGCGTACGACGAAGCCACGTTCGTGCTGATGAAGAAGAAAGACCCGCAGCTGCTGCGTAACCCAATCGTGCGCGGCCTGCGGTCCAAGCAGATCAAGTTGACGCAGATGCTTCAGATCCTCGTGTGCCGGGGTTACCTGACCGACATCGACCAGATCATCTTCCGCAAGCCGATCACCGTGGGCTTCTTTGAAGGCCTGACGTCGATGCACGACATCATGATCGAATCGTGCTCGGCGAAGAAAGCGTTGATCTCCACCAAGAAGCCACTGCGGATCGTTGAGTACTTCAACCGTAAAATGCAGCTGTCAACGGTGGTGGTGCACACGCTGCTGTGGAAAGACTGTAAATCGGAATATTACGCCGATATCCATGTGGACAGTGGCATGTTCGCGTCCCTTGAAGGCAAGTACTACAAGGGCGACAACGGCAAGCTGAAGATCGTCACGATGGCTGACCGCGAGAAGATCGTGGGCACGACCATCCAGATGCGCTCAGCGATGTTCTGCAACCACCGCGGCGAAGGCGCTGTGTGTCGGGTGTGCTTTGGCGAGAACGCCTGGTCTATCCCGAACAACACCAACCTGGGTCATGTCTCCTCCACCGAGATGTGCCACGAAGGTTCGCAGCTGGTACTGTCTACCAAGCACTACGATGGCAGCTCCGTCGTTGACGAGATCCTGATCTCCGAACACGACCAAGCGTACATCATGGTGGCGCTGCCGGACATGAGCAACCAAGAGGCCGATAACGCCGACTCCTCAGCGATCAAGTTCCAGCCTCGCCTGGCGAAGATGAAACCATTGCTGATCTTGGATTCTCAGCCACGTCCTCCAGTGGACAACGCCTCGGGTCTGGCGGCGATCACCATGCACACGGCGATTGAGCACCTCTCGGTACACCGGGTGACCAATTTCCGTGAAGTACAGATCCAAGTCACCAACCTGCGTGATGAGGTCTACCAGTCCCACGTCTCCGTCAGCCAAGGTGCCCGTCTGGGTTCCCTGTCCAAGCCCATGCTGCGTTACATCCAGCAGCACGGCTACGAAGTCATGGAAGACGGTCGGTTCCTGATCGACCTGAAAGACTGGAACTTCGCCGACATTGCGTTTGCACTGCCGATGCGTCACTCCAACATGCTGGACTACATGTCCGAGATCGAACACTTCATTCGCTCCCCGAGCAAGAAGGACGATCAGCGCGTGTCCACCGTGCGTAAACTGAAGAGTTATACAGATCCTGTGGAGGCGCTTGTCGCTTTCCATGAGCTGGTTAGCTCCAAGTTGCACGTAAACATCTGTCACTTGGAAGTGATCGTGCTCTCTCTGATGCGCCCTGCCGATGATCCAGACGACTACTGTCTGCCTGCGATTGACGTGCCGAGCATGTTCGAAGAACACGGCCGCTTGATGGCGATGCGTTCTGCTGGTGGGCTGTTGGCCTACGAGCGTCAGCCTGACGTGATCGACGATGTCGATTCGTACCTGATCAAACGCCGTCCGCCGCATGTGCTGGATGCTTTTGTACACGTGAGCGATTAACCCATCGTTGCAGGGGCCTTCGGGTCCCTGCTTCTAACCTCCTCTTAAATTTTGACGATCGAGACTTACATGCGCCCAGGCTAGGCTTAGGAATTCCCATGGAAATTGATGTTTACAGTCACTGCATTAAGGTGACCCGAGTCTACACTGAGCGACAGTTACAAGCCCTTGTGGCCTTCTGCCGTCCCTTGGTGGAGATGGGCTTTGAAAAGAAGGGACGTAAGTTCATTCCCAAGCCCATGAGGACTTACGCCGCTGCCACCCGTGACCGCAAGGAGTTCAGTTTCCATCGGAATCAACTCGAAGCCTTGAAGTTTCACCTCTTCAGGACTCGGTTTTTCACCGAAACGGAAGTGACCATCATCCATCACGGGGTGGTGATTGAGAGTTACCCGCGCTTTGACTTCAAGGTCAAGCACATGTTCCCGCCGCGGGAGAACCAACCTGCGATCTTGGAATACGTGCTGGACAACGGCATCCTTCACCCCAAGTGGGACGCTATCATCAAGATGGTGGCCTTGCAGACGGGTAAGGGCAAGACGTACATCGCACAGTACTGCATGAACGAGTTGAAGCTGCGCACTGCGATCCACTTCAAAGGTGGCTACGTGGAGCGGTGGAAAGGGGATCTGGAAAAGACGTTCGAGTTCAAACGGGGTGAGCTGCTCATCGTGCGCGGGTCTAAGGACCTGATCGCCTTGATGAACATGCACTTGGAAGGCACGCTCAAAGCGCAAGTGATCATCATCACGACCGCCACGATGCGTGACTACTTCAAGAACTACGAGGAGTCCAACGGCCGCTCCACCATCTACCCGATCAAACCCATTGACTTCTACCCCACGTTGGGCATTGGTTTCCGGGTCGGGGATGAGATCCACCAAGAGTTCCACAACAACTTCAAGATCGACCTGTACACCCACGTGTTCAAGTCCCTGTCGTTGTCAGCGACCATGGAGTCGTCGGACCAGTTCAAGAACAAGATGTACGCCATTGCCTACCCGCCCAACCAGCGGCACGACGGCGGGGGTTACGATGCGTACATTGCAGTAACGGCCTACATGTACAACTTGGACGAGGAAACCCGGATCAAGTACATGGGGGCACAAGGGTATTCGCACATCGTCTTTGAAGAGTCCATCATGCGCAGCCCACCGCTGCTCAAGGCGTACTTGGCGATGATCGATAAGGTGGTCTACCAGCGTTTCCTAAGCTCGTTCCAACACGGGCAAAAGATGCTGATCTTCTGCGCCTCCATCGACCTGTGCACCATCGTGGTCGACCGGTTCAGGAAGAAGTACCCCGAGTTTGACACCGTGCGTTACGTCGGTTCGTTGAACGATCCTTACGATGAACTGCTGGAATGTGACATCGGTGTGACCACCATTGGGTCCGGCGGTACGGCCATCGACTTGGCCAACCTGCGGGTCTCTCTGATGACCACCGCGATTGACTCCCGTCAGTCGAACGAACAGGTGCTGGGGCGTACTCGGCGTTTGAAGGACTTCCCGGAGATCGTGCCGGAGTTTGTCTACTTCGTTTGTCGCGACATCGAGCAGCACATCAAGTACGACAACAACAAGCGCGACTTCTTTAAAGGCAAGGTAGTCGAGCACGGCATCGAGATCAGCGGTGTCTATCTGTAACCATTAAGCAGAGGGTGGCGACACCCTCTGTCTATTCACCTGAGGAGCAAACCCATGGCGCAATCCAATGCTTTTGAAGCCATCAAGATCCTGGCCAAACAGATCAACACGACGGCCAGCAACCTTAATTCAGCGCTTCCACAGGCCGCCTCGTCGCTGATGAACATCTCGATGAACCTGGAGCAGCTGAACGATAAGCTGGAGCGTCAGCGCATCGACAGCATCTTGGAAGGCACGCATCCTTCACTGCAACCGATCAAGCGGCTACTGCGGCTGCAAGGCCAAAAGGACCACATGAAGATGCTGAACCTGGTGTCGGATGATGACCGTCCTCTGAGCCCAGGCAATGCGGACAGCCCTGAGAAGGTCATGTTCCAGCGGTTCATTGGCGTGTTCTATCGCCGCATGTGGGCCCACCACGGTGTGGAAGATCAAGTGCTGGCACGGCGCCTGTTCAAGTCCGACCCTGATTGCATGGTCGACGGCTACCACATTGAAGACGGCAACATGGTCTTCACCTTCGAAGACAACGGCGGCTTCAAGCACAAGCTGCTGCTGACCAAGCTGTTCGGCCAGTCCAGTAAGAATGAATACAAGGTCACCTCGCTGTGGCTGGACGAGACGTTCGACCTGGAATTTGACTCGATCGGTCAGAAATGGCTGCACACCAACTTCATCGAGCAGATCAGCGAAGTCTACGAGATCAAGCCAAGCGAAGTTGAGCCGATCAAGCTGGACGACGTGCTCGACAAGATCAACCAGATCGAAGGCATCGAAGGCATCTGCCAGTTCCACAAAATGACCATGCGCTTTGATGGTGAGCCAACGTTGATGCTGCCAGCCGGGCGTGTCGATGTGAGCTACCATTACTACGCTGGCAGTGACAAGTACCAACTGACCATCAACTTCTACCCGGAAGGTGATCGTCGGTTCTTGGGTCTGCACCAGTCCAGCCATCAGCACGTGACGTTCGATAACCTGCCGACCTACATTCAGCAGTGGATCAACGACAACCTGGAAGGCACGGTCCTGGCCAAGATCGAAGAAGTCCACAAAGAGCGTGAAGGCGACAACTCTTAAGCGATCAGCATACACCCCGGAGCCGCAGTGGCTCCGGGGTGTATGCCTTCTTTTTTTATTTGATCGAAGCCTGCATGCGAGCGTACATGGCCTTGGCGTAGCGATACCCAATGGAGCGATAGGCAGGAATCAGCCCCATCACCAACGGCAACACGGCAAAGGGGTTGAACATCTCCCACAGTGCTTCAGCTTTGGCTTTACCCAATGCGTTCTCCGCTTGCAGCCACCAGTTGCGCTTGTCCAGGTCGGTGTACACTGTAGCCTTGTCGTCCAACGAGAAGTTGTAGCGGTTGTACTTCTCCTCGTAGCGAATAAGCCACGACATCAGGTTGACCATGTCCTTGCCAGCAATGGCCAAGAACTGTGGGTTCAACGGATCAACCAACTTAGGCGGCTCTGGAGTCTTGGGGTGCACATCGAGCGTGTACCACTTGTGCATCCGCCCGATACGGTAGTTACCAATGAAGGTCACGTCAATCGGCTTGGGTGTCTCCGGTGCCGGGCGTTTACGCTTATGGTCTTCTACCATGGCAACCGCTGTGGCCGGATCGACCTTATAGATAGCCTCAGACAGCGTACGAAGCGATCCTAGGTAGTTATCGATCTTCTGACCATGAATGTCCAGGTCTTTCTCGATGGCTTCCAGAATCGGTTCTAGGTAGTTTGTCAAGGTAACGGCTACCACTGTGCCGACCATCCATTCACGGGACAGGACACCAATCGTGATCGGGCTGTCCACGAACTGCTTGTTCTCGATCCACTTCACGTTGCCGTACGTTTGCTCCAGCTCCCGCAGGAACTGTTTGCTCTTGGTGGCCAAGAGGAGCGGATCAGGCGCAGGCCCGTTGGCGTGAGTACCGAACAGACCCACCAGCTTGTCCGTGATGAACCCGATCAAGGATTCACTGCTCACGGTGAACGTGTTGATCTGTGGCTTGATGATGCCCACGATCTCCTGCTCTTGTTCCGGGGTGCGTTGGAACCCGTCCAAGATCACGGCCCGACGGTACATGTCATCGTCCGTCATCTGACAGTCACTGCGGTTGATCACCGCGTCTATTTCATCAAACATGGCCCACTCCTAAAGGGCATACAAGGCAGGGTTGCCCCTGCCCGGTACGGTGAACTTAGTTCACGTTGTAAAACGAGAGCAGCTGATGACGCGCTTCATCTGAAGGCAGGCCAGCCAGTGCAATGCCCCAGTCGATGCGGGATTTGACCGCTGCTTCACGCGTGGCAGGATCGCACGTGTTGAACAGGATGGTGGTCATGTGCTGGAAGTTCTTTTGCTGCTTGGCCGTGATGTTCATCATGGCAACGCCGTTGTACAGGTTGCCTGGGGTGAAGATCGAGTTCTTCTGGTTGAAGTAGAACTTGAGCAGTTCAGTCCAACCGTCCACGAAGTCCTGACCGCGCAGGGCGCAGACACGAACGATGCAGCGGTTGAGCATGGACTGGTAGCCCGCGGCTTTGACTTCGTCAGCGCCTTCTTTCTTCATACCGGCTGCAAACGAGAGCAGGTCGTCACGCACGAAACTTACAGTCATGGGAGTAGTATCCTCAGTGATGGCCGCTACCTTCTCCTTGATAAAGTCAGGAGACAGAGAAGTCGACAAGTTGAAACAGATGGTGGCTTGTTGGACCAAGTCCTTTTCAGGGGCATTGAGTCCCGGCAGGATTTGACCACGGGCCCAGGCTTTCACCTCAGCACGCGTCCACGTCCACGCCGTGCGTTGATCGCGTTCACGATCACGCACCCAGATGCCGGAAGGGGTCGATGGTACAGTTGCGCCCGTCAATACATAGGATCGTGCATCAACGGTGTACCAAGCGTTAGGCACTTGGAACCGAGAGTACACCACGGCCCACAGGTCAGCCTCAGGGGCCTTGACCGAGGCTTTGATCTCTTCACGCAACCACGCCTTCAGTTCGTCGTTAGACCAGCTGGCCGCGAGTTTGGCTTCACGGATCGGGTCATTGGCAAAGACGTTGCCCACCAGAATCTTCGGCGGGACACCGGTGATCAGGTAAGTGAGGACTTCATCCACGGACCACTTGCTCGCAGGCAAGCCTTTCTCCACCGAGATCAGCACCCGAGCCTTCTCAACAAAGGCAGCGCTCTTGGCCGGAATCCCGATCGCCTTGATTTCCCCTTTGGCGAACGCTTCGACTTCCGCGTACGACCACTTGGCACAGGAGGTGACATCGCGCAGACGATCGACCGCGTACAGACCGTTCGACGTCTTGGCCGGGAGAATGCCCGAAGCGTAATAGTCACGGATGGCCACGTCGGTCCAATGGACGTCCAGTTTGAACCGTGCCCGTGCTTCCTTGAAGGCGACTTCAGCCACGTCCGCAGGCAACTCGAACTCACGGCGCAGGAACGCCTTGATCTGGTTGTCGGTGGCCGAGATGGCGTTGGTGAAAGTCTTCTCAGGTTCTGGCGGTACTTCCCCCGTCAAGACGAACTGAATCATCTGCTGGTTGTTGTACGAAGGCGGTACCTTGAAACGTGAACGCAGGGTCAGCATGATGTCCGCAGCCACTTGGACCGGCGTCTTGATCTCACCGCCTGCCCACGCTTTTAGGTCTGCATCCGACCAGTCCGTAGGGAACTTCAAGTCCCGCACCAAGTCGACGACCAATACACCCGTGCTGGTCAACGCAGGCGTTTCACCGGTCGCAGCAAACTTCTTCACCGAGTCATTGTCCCAACCGATCCCGATCATGCTGATCTTCTTGCGCAGCGCATTGCACAGCGACGCCATGTCAGACGCTTGCCCTGGACTGATCTCACCGCGAGCCCAAGCACGCAGTTCTTCCAAGTGCCAGTTGTAGGCAGCCTTCATGTCTCGCCGAGGGTCAACCAGGAGCACATCGTTGCGAGCCAGGGTGGACTTGTCCATGGCCTCATAGGCTTCCAGACAGTTCTCAACCGAGGAGCCTTTGGTAAGGTCCCAGAGGTCGATCACTTTGGCCAAGGTCTCAGCCGAACCATCCTTGAGTTGTTCGTGCAGCGGCAGTTCCTTGAACCCATCCGAGCCATCGCCTTTAAAGGCTTTGAGCATCTGCATGATTTCAACATCGGACGCGGTAGAAGCCCCGATCAGTGAACGCACGCGGTTGAGCACTTCAGCCTTGCTGTTGGGCAGCTTGACTTTCCCGTTAGCCCAATCCGAATAGAACTTCAGATCAGTCTTGCGGGTGATGGTGAACTCGTCGTACTTGACGCGATCGTTACCAAACTCGGTCTTCACCGGTTCAGTGCCATCGGTCAGGAACTTGACCGCTTGCTTGAGGGACCAGTCCGAAGACTTGATCAGCCCACGGTGAGCCAGTTCAGCCAGCAGTGACTCTTCCGAGACGTTCTCCAGCCCTTTGATCCAACCGTGAGCCAACGCGACCACTTCAGCATCCGACCAGTTCCCAACCGTGTCCATGCAGCGGCGAGGGTCTTCAACGATCACCCCGTTCGGCGTCAGCGCAGGGCCCGAGTCCGCAATGAACCACTGTTCCAGCGTCGCCACATCAGCCAAGCCTGCCCATTGAAGGGTACGCATGGTGACCAGTTCTTCACGGTTGATGGGCTTGGTGGTGACGATCAGGTCTTGCAACCACGCCCGGACTTCAGCATCGGTCCATTCTTCCACCGCCATTTCATCACGGGTCTTGGAGCGCACCAGCAGGCCTTCGAAGACATGAGGCTCGATGCCGTCGAAGTACAACCACATCGCTTCATCGTCGTACAGATCGGCGTACTTCTCATCACCGTGGACACGCAGGTCTTCTGCGGCTTTGGCGATGATCGCTTTTTGCTGATCTTCGGTGTAGTGCAGCTTCCCGTGCCAGCAGCCTTCGATCTCTTCAGCCGTCAGGTCATTGGGAATGCGCGCTTCACGGGTGACGTCGTTGTACCACGTGTTCTCGGTGTAAGCGACAGGGAACAGGCTCTTGTCCGCGTAGGTGTAGAGCGCCACGCTGTCCCACGCTTCGGGGATCTTGTCCACCGGCGCAGTGGCTTTGACTTGGGCAGGGGAGAGTTTCTCTACCGTGCACAGCTTCTTCCACTTGTCGTACGCTTCTTCAACGCCGGTTTCCCGGAAGAACTGAAGCAACTCAGCCGGATGGAAAGCCGTGAGGTCCACCAACCCAGGTTCAGGAAGCACGCCTGTGGCCAAGTAAGCCCCGACGTCCGCCTTGGACCAGTACCATTCACCGCCCACGGACTTGATGGCCGCGACCAGCAACTCGGCAACGGTCAATGACCCTTCACCGATTTCGCCGACAGCCCAGTCAGCCAACTCATCGTTGGTCCACTCGCTCACCAACTTGCCATCCCGGATACGATCACGGATCAATGAGCCATGAGTCGCTACAGGCGGCTGTGCGCGGTCTTTGCAATAAGCGGCGTAGTCTTCAAAGGTTGTGCCCAACGGCAGCGAGAAGCGATCCAGGGCCTCCACAAGCACGTATTCACGTGACCGGTCGAAGTCACCGAACTCGCCCAACCCGAAATCGATCAGTTCGCTGTCATTGAGCAGATGAACGTCCTTGGTAAAACGCTCAGGGTCGTTCTTGTAGTTGCCCGACTTGGTCTTCTCAGGTTCTTTGCCCGAGACCAACCATTCGTACAGCTCATCGTCCGACCACTTACCTGCTTCAGCGTTGGACAACCGGGCTTTGACTCGCAAGGCGACGAGGAATGCCTCATCACCAGCCGAGTAGTTGCTGATCAGTTCGCCGTTGTACAGCGCAAACATTTCCGCCACGGTCCACTGGACAAAGTCCTTCTCATCACGGGTGATGTCGACCACCCAAACGCCGTTCTTGGTCTTAGCCGGTTCCACCCCGGACTCGATGTACGCATCGACTTCTGCGTCCGTCCAAGCTACGGGGTATTTACCGTTGTATTTGTCAGCCATGGGTTGCACCTGTTAGCTAAATGCTGTTCTGAAATCCAAAGGCGCTGTCTTCAGTTCCTTGGCGTGCGCCGATGCCATCATGATGTTCATGAAGGTCGATGCGACGGCGGTGTTCTCTGCCCCGATGCGGTACGGGTTAGCCGCCAGTCGACCACCTGCGCACTTGGCACAGTAATCGGTGTGACCAGTTTTGCAGTAATTGGGGCTGCGGGTCAGAATGGTCTTGCCAGCGACCGCCTTGAGGCGCTCTTTATCCAACTGGATGAGGCCGCTGCTGGACATTTCCCACAAGCCTTCGTAGTAGTCCAAGCGATCCGGGTCAATGAAGCGCTGCAAGCCCAAGGTAGAGCCGCAATCGTCACCGCTGATCTGCGTGTTCTGGAAGACACGCATGAAGAACTTCACGGCTTCCCCGCCCAACGCGGTCAATGCACCGCGGTAGAAGGAACCGGCACGCGTGGAGTTGAACATCGCAGGCAGTTTGGTGGTGTCCCACCCTTCGTTCAACGAGTTGACGACCAACTCAGCGTTACCGCCTTCGTTAAAGCCTGCCTCTGGGCCGTGAATAACGAACATCCGCTTACGCGCCGTGCCCCACGTCTTGTTCGAGATGAAGAAGCCTTCGGACGGATCGCCTTTGAGGCTGTCCTTGTCCATCTGGATCAGTTCATCTTGAATGCGAGAGACCACAACAGGGTCGTGCAGACGGTCCTTGTGCTCTTCCAACAGCTCGCCACGACGTTTCATGATCGCAGCGTTAGTGGACAACGACTTGGGCGTCAACGTCGGTACAAAGAGCTGTGTGTAACCTGCCAGTGCACCCATGCAACGGCCGAACTTCATGTACATCCAGACCGGGATCTGGTGAGGCTGAGGTTCAACGCCTGCAATCTCCACGTTGTCGCACAGACGCTCAGCAATCATCGCTTCAATCTTGCGAATCTTCACTGGGCCCACTTGATACGGGATACGCGCTTCGAACGGGTGGATCAGCGCAATGTAGTTGAACAGCAGATCGCCGTAAGTGCTTTCCACGGAAGCGGTGCAGTTGATCGCATCGTCCGGGTTCACGGTCAACGCCTGACCGGCCACGAACAACGCTGTCATCGGCGTGTGGTCCGTGATGCTCACCCAGCCGTTTTCGCTCTCACTGATCGGCACGAACACTTCGGTACTTTCACGGTTGTACCGGATGTCGTACAGCAGATCAGAGCTGGTCAGCGTTGGGGTAGCCGCATCGTCAATGCCATTCAATGCATTCATCAACGGGTTGGCAGTTTTGACAGGGGCAGCTTTAGCCACAGGACGACGAGTGACCGAGAAGGCCGCCAGCACCCATTCTTTACGCTGGTACGCGCCTCCCTTTAATGCCATCTTGTAAAAGAGGGACTTGTCCATTTAGAACTCCTCAGCTAACGCACCCAGCCGTTTGGTCAGGATCTTGTTGGCCTTTTGCATGTCGAACAGATCAGGGTAGACTTGCTCAAGGAAGAACTGAACTTCCTCTTCAACGCAGTCTGGTGGGGTGTTTGATAACAGTGCCAGTGAGATCATGTGATCCACGACAGCTTCATGGTTGGCCACATCCATACGGTCTTTGTACTTATCGACCAGTGTGGACATGGAAGTGCCGGGTTGAACACCGGTGCCCAACGCTTCCATGGCAATCGAGGTGCCTGCTGGAATGAGGGTGGTGTACTTGTTCACACGGCCCAAGATGACTTGAACATCTTCTTGGGTGACCTGTTGACGCTCGACCGAACGGTTAACAACTTTGGTCAGGGCTTCGATGGTGAACGGGGAGACTTCTTGAATGAACTCCATCCATTCCACACCCTCCATGCCAGTCTTGATCGCGACCGCATCACAGAGCGCTTCAACGGCATCTTCAGACGCCATCATCGCCGCCAAGATCTCACCGTCTTGATCGTTGGGTTCGAAGGCCAAGGCTTCCACCAGTTCAGCCAACTTACCGACCCGCAGATCTTCCAGCTCTACCCGGATCAGCATCTGTTGAAACAGCGCTTCGGCTTGCCCGTACAGGATACCCAACACACGGTCCACCAAGGTCGAAGCTTCTTCGTTATCCCCGATCATCACCAAGTTGGTGACCTGTTCTTTCCACAGGGTCGCCTTGTGCAATTCGAAGGCCTCTACCAGCGCACTGATGCCCGTCCACATGGTCGGTTCAACTTGACCTTTAACGATTTTATCCAGATCTTCAAACATGGTTGCCCCGACTTAAAATAAAAAGTTTACCCGACCTACTATGGGTGAAATACAAATCATTGGCCGTCAAGGTTATTAATTTAAAAGGAACATGAAAATGTCCAATTCAAATCGTAAGGCCTTCGACGATGTCAAGGCCCTCAATCTCTCCTCCAAAGAACTGCTTGCTCGTTTCGGTCGACAAGCGCTGGTGGCCAAAGAAGCCAACATCGCTGATCCCGAAGTCAAAGCCAAAGTCGAAGAACTCGTTGAAGTGATCACCCGTGATACTCGCGAGTTCACCGACCAGATCCAACAAATCGAAACCAAGCACGCGAAGTGGCCAGCTGTGCCAAAACGCCTGAGCCACTATAGCCAGGCCATGGATGTGGGTGGCCGTTATATTGGCATCATCGAAGACATTCATGGCGTCATGGGTCCAGCCGCTGTCGAGCTGACCAGCATTCTGAACGACCAGATCATCGCTGCTGAACAACAGCAGCAACAAGTCTGATCATCAGTCATATCAAAGTAAGTCAACCCGTGGTCAAAGGAAGTCAATAATGGCTGATGAACAACAACCCGCTGGCGACGGTGGCATGGATGAGATTGATATCGAGCTGAACCCCGTTCAGTCCGAAGAGCAATCCCTTGCTTCCCGTATCAGTGGCGCCGTAACACCTGAACAACAACCTGCATCGCTGGAAGACGCCTTTGCCATGGCCACCGACGAAGCAGCTGACAACGTCGACCTGAAGGCTGATGCTGAAGCTCAGATCGATGAAAGCATGTGGGAAGACTTCTTTACTCCCAACAAGCACGTAACCATGGCTTCACCGCCTACCATCAAGAAAGACCTGTCCAAAGTGGGCACGGCTTTGGCGGCCATGCGTGTGGGCATTGAAGAAGCAGAAGCGATCCTCGAGGCCCATGGCCTGACCGAGATCACCGAAGAGCAAGCCGAGAAGATGAGCGCCTCCGAGCGTCGTCTGGTCAACATCGTACGGTCCCTCTCGCCGATCTGGCAGACCTCGTACTTCGGCCAAAGCTTCACCAAGGGCGACTGGCAGCAGTCTGTCCTGCACAACGACACCGAGCTGAGCACCCGCCGTGTGAAACTCGACCGCGTCGCTGACCCGATCATTCAGATCCGTAACTCGCTGGGCCAAGGTGCACTGGTGCAGGTCCCGCTGTGGCACACCGGCATCTGGATCACCCTGCGCGCACCGTCCAACGCTGAACTGCTGGACCTCGATCAGCAGATCCGCATGGAAAAGGCCACCCTGGGCCGTTACTCCAACGGCATGGCGTTCTCCAACACCGAAGTGTACACCACTGCCGCGTATGCCAAGTTCGCGCTGGATCACATGTACGCGGTGACCTACGAGTTCGACACCGTCGATCACACGCAAGAGCTGCTGAGCATCATCAAGTCCACCGACTTCCCGCAGCTGATGTACGGCCTGTTGACTGCCATGTACCCGGACGGCTACCCGTTCCGTCAACCATGCGTGGCCAACCCGCTCAAGTGCGACTACCTCGACGAGACCATCCTCTCGATCGCTCGCCTGTCGTACACCGACCGTGACCGCCTGACGCCGAAGCAAAAGCGCATGATGGCTTCGCGTACAGCGAAACTGGACCGTGCAGGCCTGGCTGAATACCAAGCCGAGTTCCCGTTCGACAACCGTTCGATCAAGTTGAACAAGTCCGTCACCGCCTTCCTGGCTGTGCCGACGCTGGCTGACCAGATCGATGCGGGCTATCGCTGGGTCGACGGCATTGCCGATGCGACCAACCGTGCCTTCGGCCTGAAGCTGACGGAAGTGGACCGCTATCGCCACATCGTGCGTTCCAGCATGATGACCAGCCTGCGTCAATACAGCCACTGGATCGAGCGTGTCGAGATCCAAACGCAGGAAGGCCTGGACCCGAACGTCGTCGACGATCCCGTCAAGAAGGACGAAGCGCTGGAAGTCATCTCGGGTGACAAGTCGGCCCTCAAGTTGCTGGATGACAGCATCATGAAGTGGATCGACGCCTGTTCGGTAACCGTCATCGGTCTGCCGAAGTCGCCGTGCCCGAAGTGCCAGAAAGAACCGGCTGAAGACCTGACCAAGCACCCTCACCTCATTCCTCTGGACATTGGCTACGTTTTTTTTACCCTAGCCGGTCTGAAGATCAAGGGGATCGAGGACGCGGCGGACGAAGCATAGAACGTGGTTTCCACGTCGGTGATCGTCAGTTCGGTCTTCACCTCTTTCAGAAGGGCTACCTGCCCCTGATTGACAAAGTGCTGAGCGAGGCCCAGAACCCCATCGGCAGCATCGCTGCCCAGATCGTCACCAATGAGATCTACGATGAGGAGATGGGCATTGAAGCTAGCAGCACCATCGGGGACACGATGTTTTCCATCTCGTCCCTGCATGAAGCTGAAGACCTGTCGATTGTGGACCCCTTCGACCGTGAGCTGGATAAGTACTTGAATGCGAACGTGCTCAAGTACACCGGCACCACGTTCGATGCGTTCCTCATGTTGCCCCGCGACAAGTGCGACAAGCTGCTTAAGCGCTGTGACAAGTTAGCGACCAAGGAAGCCGAAGAAGCTGAAGCTGCAATGAACCCACTGCGGCAGAAGATTCCAGTGCGCCACCGTCCTGCTACACAGCGTAATAAGCGGTAACTGGCGATCCCTCGAGCTGTGCCTTCGGGCACAGCTCTTTATTCGGGTGGTATAAAAATGTCGATGAGAGAGGTGTATGAGGACATCCTTGAAGTCCCTGCTAACACCCGCATCTGTACCATTAACTTGGTCGGTGCCGCAGGTGCTGGCGTAGCCAAGGAGTTCCGTAACCGTGTGCCAGGCTGGTACAAGCATTACAAGAAGATGTACACCCAGATTACCCCGAACCAGTTCATCGTGTTCAATTCCAACGGTGAAGTGCATTTGATGATCCCCACCAAGATTGACTGGCGGGATGACTCCCCTCGGGATCTGGTGATTGCAAACCTTGAGAAACTGGCTGACATCAGTCGGGACAAACCCCAATTTGGTGTCATTGCACTGCCTCCCTTTGGCTGTGGCAATGGCGGCCTTAACTATTATTCAGATATCCGGCACGTCTACAAGCGGTTGTTCGATGATCATCCGCGTGAGTTCGTTGTCGTATTAGGAAGGTAACCCATGTATCAGGACCACCACTTCAACCCTGTCCTGCAACTGGCCTACGGTCAAATGCAGCAAGAGCAATTCTTCCGAGACATCGCCAATAACCCAGCATTGCCCCCTATGCTCAAACAGAGCTTCGAACAGTTGGCCATGCACATGCAAATGTACAGCCGTCCACTGATGGACATGCACAGTAACCTCGTTATGGATGGTCAGGGTCCAGCGTGTCGGGCAGCTGCGGCTAGTGCCAAAGTGCTGGGGTTGGAAGAAGAGCGAGCGGCTCAGCTTAAGGATCTGGCAGTACGGCGCGATTTCCGTGAAGCACCCCGTACTGACCAAGGCGACCCCTATCGAGAACTGCTCACCCGCCGCCTGTCCCGGTTGTTTGAAAAGACCTACCCCTACACGCTCTTTGCTTCAAGCGAAGTCGACCAGAACATCTACCAGATGGAGCATCAAGGGTGTTCGGTGGAGATCAAGGTCAATGGTGAATCGCTGCGCAAAGCGGACATCCAGTACACGGACCCGGCGTTTGATGCTGAGCATCGTTATCGCATCAAGTCCATCGACGTGACCATTTGGTCGCCGAACAAGTACTGGTTCATCACCCAGGCGATGTCGCCCCACGTCATGTTCAGTCACGTCCACACCATGAACGTGAACTCGGCGTCTGCATTCCACATGCTCGAGTGCCACAGTGGGAATATCAGTCTGGTGCACCACGAGGAGTTTTGGCACGCCGTGTTGGATCATATCTGCGAACCCTTGGAACTGGTCTTCGTGGATTACGAGTACGCCCACGAGACGTGGCAGCAGGTCGTGGACTCTGTCGTTAACCGCTTTGAATGGGTACACGAGGAGGACAAGCATGCGATCCTGAGCAAGCTCTTCAACCTGTGCCAGAACTACAACCGCCGAGACAACATCAAAGGGGTGGTCATTCCCTGCTCGTTCGGTGACGTGTCGATCTACACCGATCACAGCGACTGCTGGTCCTACGACAAGCTCGTTGAGAAGCTCAAAAAGGATCACTGGGCTCGTGAGCGCAAGACGTTCAAGGTTGAGCAGGTAGCAATCAATGGTTGGGACTGTGCCTCGCGTTCAGCCCGTATCCCACTGGAGTACATGGAAGAGTTCAAGACCAAGTTCTCTGCATGGGCCAACGGGATTGTGCAAGAGCTGAACTTGCCAGACCGCAACGAAACCGAAGTGTGAGCATAGACTAGGACAGGGGAGACCCTGTCCTAGTCTTAATTTATTATGGCCGTACATTATCTAGAGGATAAGCCGATCGTTTATCGCCCACACCAGGATGCCAATAGTGGCTAGGTGTTTAGTTGATAGGAGAGTCCCTATGTTGTTCCGTGATGATGTTGTAAACGGTGAAGTACAGACCATGCCCGTCCCGAGCATGAAGGTGGAAATGCGTACAGTGCGCAGCACGTACAACCCTGCCAACTGGCCCATGAAAGCCATTGACCTGCCGAACCTGGAACTGGAGTACCGCGATAAGTCAGGGGATACCCTGTGCGTGCACTTCAACATCCGTCTGGTAGGTGAGGGTCCGCATAACCGTTCTTACGGCTTTGAAGAGAAGGTCGTCGAGTTTGCCACACGGGTAGGCGAAGCGTACAACCTGACGCTTCTGAAGCGCCCGCACAACTCCAATGTCAAAGGCTTGCGGGGTCGGATCAAGGATTTGGCAGACAGCCTGTGGTCCCCGCATCTGGGCAGTCGTCACATGGTGGACAGTGTGCTCGCCCCACGCATCCTGCGCTGCGGTAAAGAGACCACCACGTTCCGAGCCTTCCGCTATTGCCAAGGCATGGCCGAGCGCATGAAGCAACAGCACATCTACGGAATCACCGGCTTCTTCAAGGTCGGTCACGAGGTGGGCTACTTCATCATCGACGGGATGACTGTCCCATTGCGTACGCTGATGCCGGACTCGGGTCACGACTACATCATCTCGGATGCGTCTGAACTGGTGTTGCAGTACTTCGATCACATTACCAAGCACTGGCCGTTCCTGCGACGGGATGGCATGGCGATTCACATGAACACCAAACTGGCCACCGATCACCACGAGCTGAACACTCAAGCCGGGGAGTTCTTCTACGCGCTCAAGGACAAAGCGGGTGACCTTAAGCCTCGCAAGATCATGGGCACGTTGCCAAGCCGGGACGACCACACCCGTGACCCTGATGAGCGCTGGCACAATGTAACGGCTCAGGACATCGCCAAGCAGTTCTGTTCCAGTCCTGCGCAGTACCAGAAGTTCTTGAACAAGGTCACTGAGTTGAAGATTCCATTCACCGCGGTGTTCCAAGTGGACATCTACGATAGCTCCAGCTACATCTATCTTAAGAGCGAAGATACGACTCCGCTGGTTGTTATTGAACGTACTGAGGTGGCTGCATGAATTGGCGCAACTGGGCAATGAAACTGGGTTACGCGCTTGGCTACAAGTCAGGCTACGATAAATCGTTCGCTAAAGGCCTTGAGGAAGGCAAGAAGCAAGGGGAGATGAGTGCGTTGGTACTGTCTCAACTGCTGCGCGAATACGGCGGCTTTGATCAGATCCCAACGCACCTGTTTAAAGAGATGCCCATGGGCGAGGAGTTCGCTCAGCGTCAAACGTTGAAGCGTGCGTTCTTCGCTTTGCGTGAGATGGTTGAGCAGCGCTTGGACATGCCTGATCTTAACGAGCTAGGCAATTCCTTGGCCGACTTTCTCGAGAACGATCCGTCGATGTCCGATGAACTGACTGATCGCTTTGAAACGATCATGAAGAGCAACTCAGTGTTCGGGGCCTTGTTGTCCTACGCCGGTGATCGTGGGGATGTCGAGATCGATGTCTTCATGAAGAATGTGCACGCGGAACCGGCATACCGCGAGCTGTACTACCTGAACCTCAAGAACGAGACCTACATCGTTCGTTAATAAGCAACGAGCAGGTGGGCTTCGGCCTGCCTGTTTCTTAACCAGCACCTGCACGCAGAAAACACAACATGGATCAACCACTCCTTTCTTCACGTATTATCGCCTACCGCGCTTACACTGGATTGTCCAGGGCTCACTTCGCCAAACGCATCGGGGTATCGTCTCGCAGCCTTACCCGTTTGGAAGAAGGTCAGAAACTGGCGAAATCCACGTGTGATCCGTTCGTAGCGGCTTTGAAGAAGCGCGATGTTCACCCCGGTCAGCCTTTACCGGCATTGGGACGCAAGAAGCAAGAAAGCCAGTTCGCCAAGGTCGAGTTGCCTGTCTCCATCAAAGACGAGCAGTACGCCCTGACGGACTTGACACACCGCTACAAAGTTCGATTGGAAGCTTGGCAAAAGAGCTATCCAGCCAAAGGGGCCGTAGAGCCCATCCTGGTCATAGCGCAACAGCTGATCACGCAACAAGAGAAAAGCCCCGTCACCATCCCTTGTCAACGCCAATGTCTCATCATTGGTATGATCCAGGGCATGATGCTCAAAGAGGGTATCCTCTCGATCACTGAAGCACTGGAAGACCATAACACCCTTTATTACGTGTCATAGGGGATTCAACCGTGGATAAACTCAAGATACCTGACAACTTCGTTACTTACATCCCAGGGAGCAAAGTCGCTAAGCTCAAGGAGCCGTCATTGATCATCTCGATCAAAGGCCGCTACGACAGCCGCCCCGACATCAGCAGCAAGCACACCGTGTTGCGCATGGACTTCGACGTCGGTGATTGGGCCGTCGACGCAGGATATGGGCTCAAGGAAGAACAGCTCGATGAGATGCTGACCTTCCTTGAAGAGAACAAAGGTCGCAACCTGTACATCCACTGCACTGAAGGGCGTTGCCGTTCCTTCACCGTGGCCAAGCTGTTGCGTCAAGCGCTGCGCATGTACTACATCGAAGACATCGATGGTCTGACAGGCCCCGGTGGCATGATGGACCGTCCGACGTGCCACACGTTCCATCGCTGGTTGGAAGCCCGAGAAGCAGCCAAGGCAGAGACACCTGCTGAGCCTGCTTTAGATGCCCCGGCGTAAATAAATACCGATCACCCATCTGTATGAAGAACCCCTGCCGTCAGAATCCAATCCTTAAAACGGTTGTAGGCTGAAAAACGTAGCGGCAGGGATTCCTCCCGATTTCCCGAACAGGGGACTGCGGGTGTGAGAGGGCTATCTACCTCGTGACAAGGGCTTCTCCCGTCGGGGCCAATACTTGTCCACACTCAGCGGTCCCCGCCTACAAGGAGGCGCTGATGATTCGTCCTGTCCGCTTGTCAGACCTCGCTCCGTTTCCAGTTGACCCCAATGCCCGGCAAAAGACACTCGAGCGTGTTGCTCAGTTTCAAGCCGCGCAGAAGGAGCTGGAACGGGTCTGTGCTGAACTTGGTATCCGTGTTCCACAGATGGTCTGCTGAACCTGTCTGAGATGCCTTCACGGGCATCTCAGCTTTATGCTCTCTCTTTTCTTTTAGGAGTCGTCATGACCCATCCTCAAAACGCGTTGGTGCTCAATGGTGTGGTCATTGCGATCCTTGAACCTGAGACCGCGATCTACCTGCAAAAGATGGCCGATGAAGGCAAACGACCGGGCATACAGTACCGTGAGTTGCAGATCCCCATTCATCGGGATGACTTCTCGGTGGTGCGTGAAGACGTTGGCGTGGATCTGTACTACAAGACCAGTGTTCAGAAGACCGAAGCCAATCTTTCTATTCTGTTCACCCGTAAAAGTGAACCACAGCTGGTGAGGGAATAAGTGGACGAGAGGGGAAACCCTCTCGTCTATGCCCTCGACTCGACTTTATTTCAGCCATACATTACTCGGGGGATAACATCACTAACCCCTAGGGAAAAGGCCTAATGGACCGTACAACGTTTGTCAAACTGTACTTCAACTTCTGTAGCGAAGTCGGTGAAAGGCCAGAGAATGTTCTGGTCAGTGCCGGTGGAGCGTTGTTGATGCTGGGGATGAGGGAAGAGACCAGTGATCTGGATCTCGATGTGCGTCCGGAGGTGTATGACCTCTACAAGCACAAGGACAATGTCCGCCGTAATTCGATGGCTGAGTACGTTGATTACAGTGACGTGATCAGCCTTCATGAAATGCCGGATGACATTGGCAAGCAGGAAGTCGATGGGGTGTGGCTGTATTCCACAGTGGACCTGATCGATCAAAAGACGCAGTTGCACCAAATGCCTGATCGGGCAGAAGGTAAAGCTGCACGGGACTGGAATGACCTTCAGATGCTGCATGCATTGAATGCGCAGACAGATTGGGTCGTTCCAATGCCATCGGAGGTGAAGGCATGTTGAAGTGGTTAAAGGAGCTGTTTGGCAAGAAGCCAGAGCCTGTAGAAATGCAAGATGGGCGCAAGGTCAAGGACGCTGAGTTCATGACCTTGCCCTTGGGGACTCGGTATCGGGTCCTTGAGCGTGACGGTGTGTACCGCATGGATAACTTTCGCATGTGGGACACCAATGGCCTTGGTGACATGGCCTTCTCGGTCGAAGCCACCGAGTTAATCAGCGGCGGCTTCTTCGTCATGACCATTGCACGTAAAATGCCTCAGGGCATCAACCCTCGTATGTTTGTACCCATTCGCGACATCCGAGTCTTCTCGGAATAACCTATTCCTTAAGGGGAAACAACCCATGATTAACGCCGAAACCGTTAAAGACATCAAGTCCGACAACCTGATGGAAATCAAGCGCGTGGTTGACAACGAACTGACGAATCGTGGTCACCTGCTTTACCAGTCCCACGCCATCCGTCCTAAGCTGCGTACGTTTGACATGGGCGTGGAGCAGATCATGCCTCGTGCCTCTGCCCCCGTCGTCAGTGAGATTGGGCTGCAAGGTAAGCTGGCGACTATCCGTGAGCTGCGCACACGTGATTCGCTCAGTCCATCGCTGCAAGAGGCCATGACGCGTCTGGTGACTGAAGCTCCAGCACCGCTTGATACCTTCGCTGAACTGGCGGCGTTACTACCACTACCGGAGAAGGACATCAGTGACCTGGTGGAGATCCTGCAACGTCATCCTCAGATGGATCGCCCTATGACCCCTCGCGAAGAAGACGCTGTGAAGCGACTGGGTGACTACTACCGCGATCATGCCCCTGATGTCCATAAACCAACAATGGCCGAGTTCATCGAAGAAGGTCTCGAACTTCGTCGCACAGCTAAGGACCACATGCTGGCCGCAGAAGAAGAGCGCTTGACCATGGAACAGCGTTTCATTCCATGGGTAGGCGGTGTTGAAGTCGGCACCTCCATGGTGTTGGCGTTGAAACACGCGACCCCTGCTCGTGCAGCGTGGATTCTGTTGCTTCAGAACCTGCGTGCAGGCTCGATGATTTCCATCGTGCATCCGCACTGGGGTGAAACCCAAAGGCCTGTCCCTGTTGAGTCGGTCAACTTCTACGACAAGGACAAAGGCTGGCAAAACGTGGTGATGCTGATTGCAGTCAAAGATCCGGCCAAGCCTGATCAGCCCGCGGTCAAGTTCTACACCTCGCTGAACGAGGAGCTGCTTGACGAACACATGGTGCCTGTCGTGAACCATGAGTGGATCAAGATTCAACCAGTCTCCGAATAACCTCGCATTAAGGGAATGCCATGCTATCTAGTCGTCAAGCTGAGAATATGCTCAGGACCCAGAGCGCCACTGCTCGTAAGGTGTACGAAGCCACACCGATACAAGAGCCGTGGGCCGTGAAGGCGATTGTGCAGGAGATCAAAACACGTAACGGCGGTAACGTGCCTGATCTGAAAGTTATCTCGGGGTGCTTGAATGACCTCACGGACTCCGGTCTACTTAAACGCACGGGACGTGATCACTACCACCGTGCACCAATCCGCAAACTGGTCATGCCGACTCCGACTCAGAACCTTGAGCCAGAGAACGTCAGACGTCATGTACCAGAGTTGCACGTCGTACCTGCTGTAGAAGAAGTAGCCACCCCTACCCCTGTTGAAGAGAGCCCTGCTATGTCCGCTACCCTCGTTGCTTCTGTTGCCCAAAAACCTGCTGCACCCGCTGCTGCGACCGATTCCCTCCTGTCGTTGCTGAACTTTGCAGAGAGCTTGGGTAACGTTGGGGAAACGATCAAGGCCATGGCCAAGCAGATCGAAGACCTCGCCGCCCAGCTCGAAGAAGAGCGTGCTGCGAACAAGAAGAAAACGGAGAAGCTGGAGAAACTCCACCTGGCTTTCAAAGCCCTGCAATCCGACGATTAAGGAAACCTGCATGAAACCGCAACCGATTGTCAAAAGTCTGCACTTCCACACCGTCGGGCGATATGGGGCTCAACTCTCCTTCCCGACCGCTGCACCGAACCACGTCAGTTCGCTCATCACCTTGGCTGAGCATGCTCAGCGTAAAGGCATGGCCAGCAACGAAGTGGTCTCGCTGGTCACCCGTACGTTCCATCAGCGCTATCCGGAAGGGCAGCCAGTTGAGATGGATCTGAATGCTCAGCGCTTCTCCTTCGTCATGACGTTGGAAACCGAGCATGGTGGAGGGCGCAAAGAAGTGCAGGTGGTTTCCGGTTACACGGAACCTGCCACTGAACTGCACGCCAACCTCAAGCTCTACTTTGATCGCAACACGATCTTTGCCAGAGATCCCTATATCCCCGGAGGTCCAGAAGGTAAGGGTAACCTTCACCACAGAACCGAGTTGATCAAGGACACGCTGATCATCTACGGCGAGGGTGAGCAATCCCTTAACCGGGTGAACGAGATCTTCTCGTCGATGCAAACGCGCACTCTGCTCGACCGCATGCAAGGTGGCCACGAGATCTTGGACATACGCAGCATGTTCCGTCACACTCCGGTCAAACTGGTGCTCGGCAAAGACGACTCTACCTACGGGTACGTCAACCGCGCTTTGCGCACGTATGAAGCCAGCATGCGTGACATGAACCCTATGGAGGAAGGCGAAGAAGGTGTTGCCGGTAATGCACTGGCCATGCTGCCCAACGCCAACCTGTCTGTCGATCCAGTCTTCCGTGAATTGGTGAACATGACCAACTTCATGAATGGCCACGGCAGCGTCGCGTATCACGAACTGATCTCGGCTTTCAACATCCGTGAACAAGACGTGGCCATCTACGTGGACGCGGCGCTGACAGACCACACCCACAAAGGCATGAACAAGGAAATCGAATCGTACATCGCCGACCAAGCGATTCGAGCGATGGCCTCGCTGATGCCGACGTTCAACCTGACTGCACTGAACATCGTGTGGTCCGGTGGCGACATCATTGTCGAGAACGCGATCAGCCATGGCGTCGAGTGGGAAATCCGCACAGGTGTCAAGGGGATCATGAAACCTCTGAAGAACCACCTGAAGGCCCTGACCTCCACCACGCCGGGAGGCGTCAAGCTGGACCTGCGCTGCAAAGTCAACCTGTACCACGACGCTGAGATCGAAGTCAAGGTGAACAACCGCGACCCCAAGATCATCGTGCAGCCAATGTGGTGCGCTGGTCGTTTCTCCCCACAACTCACCAACAACCGTGATCAAGGCGAAGTGAACAGTCGGTTCTTCTCGCAGCTGATCTCAACCCTCAACACCCATTACGTCACCAAACCGGTTGACATGGAGTAAGTCATGAACAATGCATTGTACGCTGCAACTGGCCTGTTGGTCGGTGTCGCCGGTTTCTTCGGCGGCAAGAAGCTTGCCGAACGCCGTCAAGCCAAGAACGAACTGGCTGTGGCCCATTTGCGTGAGCAGTTGAAAGAAGTCAAGTTCACTTCGTAAGGGGTGATTCATGCAAGACTTCTTCGCGAAGCAAAAGCTTGCCCGCCTGACTCCCAACGTGGAGTTCAGGCTTAAGCGGGCTCCTGAGTTGTTGCTGAGGATTGTTCACCGCAATCCTTACCCGGACATGAAGCTGGTTGAGTTCCGGGCCGCCTTCGTCAATGGCGTAGGCGAGATGGTGTTCTACTCAGGCTATCCCATGGAGGTCGTCAACCCCAATGTGCAGATTGAACTGGATGAGATTATGCCAGTCGCTGATCCCAGCATCGGGGATGTCATGTGGATGGAGGAGTGGGAAAAGAAGCGAGCACACGTGGATCGCCAACTCAACCCGCAGAACTATCCACCGCCGCCCCTGCGTTGAGGGATAAACAATGACCAGTTACTTGGTTCTGGATGTACCCATTCGACGACAACGGCAAACGCTGGTGTCCAAGAAGGCGTACAGGAAAATGAAGCGCCATCGCTTCAACAACCTGTCTCTCACTGAGAAGAACAGGATTCGTAAGGTCCGCAAGGATCTGAAACGAGCAAACGAAGGCAGTAAACCTACGCTTCAGGTATAGGAAGCAAACTGGCGGGGGCAATTAAGCCCCTGCCTTTTCATTAACCCAAGAGGAAATCATGAAGAAATGTAAACCAAAGAAAGTCGTAGCGGGACCGACTAATAAACAACCTGCGTGGTACAAGCGATTGATCCCTAACCGTAAGACCTTAAATAAATGGGTCAAGTGGTTACTTCAATCAGTCAAAGTTGAAATCTCCCTAGGAGACATGTTCAAGTGGATATTCTTTATCTTGGTCTGGGTCACACTCTTTCCAAATTCACCTGCACTGCTGGTCAACGTGATGAAGTATGTAGCACCGTTTCTGTAACACTGACACCATAAACTCCCGGCTTCGGCTGGGGCTTTATGCGCTTACCTTTATTTCCAGTACACCTAACCCTTTATTACTGCAACACCCTAACCAATTTAAGGAGCAACGAGCATGAAAACCGCTAAACGTCGTGGCGCTGCACGCTTCATCCAAACGACCTTCACCAACAAGGCTCGTGAACTGCAAGCCTTCAACAACCTCTCCCTTGCGGAGAAGAACAAGTTCGCAGCACTGCTCACCGAGCAGCTTAACCAAACCGCACAGGCTAAGTGAGACCGACCATGACCAATTCCGTATCGACACGTTCGGACATTCTGAACGTCCTGAACCAAAGCGAAAGCCTGCACAAGCGGTTGAAGGAATTCGACAAGCACCTTCAACCGCTAGAACACCCGATGCGTTCGGAGACCTTTGACGCACTCTACCAGCTCGTGGCGCGTCGCCAGAGCGAGTGGATCAATGCTTCCAGTACCGTGAGTCCGGTTACGTTATTGGCAGCACTGGAAGCCGCTCATGGCTTCTTGGACGACCACCCGCATCAACCGCCTGTAAGTGGACAGCCTTCTCCGATCCAGCCAATCAAAGCACCTGAAGGTTCGCTGGTATTCCCAGAAGACCCGTACGTCTTCATCGACTACTTCGCAGCACGGGATCAGGTGGACACAACTTTCGGTGAGAAAGTCCACACCATCGTTGTAGGCCCGCAAGTCATGAAGGTGGTGATCTTCGAAGGTTCCAAGGTTTACGGTGTCTTCGAAGAACCAGCACATCGTAAAGGGAATTTCAACCTGCACCCCAAACGTGTGTTGATCTGCTTTGACCTCGGTACACGGGAGTTCATCCTTGAACAACCCGCCTTAGGGCCGAACGGTGTGGAAGCCCTGATCACAGCGATGATGCTGGACATCTACCCTGACCAGTTGTTGGAAACGGTAGAGAACAAAGATCAAGCTGATCTGCAATCCACCATCATCAAGAACATGACGAATCTCTTCGCCATGGCTGATGAGTTCAAGATCCACACGTTCCCGTGGAGTAAGTAAGCAGACAGCATACAGCCCGGCGTGAGCCGGGCTGTATGTCTGTTTCTTTTTTTCTTTGTTTAGATCTCTTCAGCCAGTTCAGCTTCAAACGCTTCAAGCAGCTCGAAGGAGTTTGGTGCCTTCATGACGTCGGTCATGATCTCGATCGCATTCACAGGACCGCCTGTGAGGTTGATACCGAGCAAACGCTGTTTGGCTGGCAGTACACCAGCCACCCGTCCGACTTCCACCATGGTGGTCATCTTCGACAGGTTCATGATGATCTCCCCGTTCGGGTAGGTCGAACCAATGTCGGCGTCAGAGACCGCCTTGCGCACGAAGGAGCGAACCGTGGGCAGCTCTTTGATGAGGAAGATACCGTTGGCCACCACGTTGTGCGTTGGCAGCGTAACGATCCAGTCTTCCTTACCGAGCAGCACCTTGTCGTTCTCGTCTTCCATCCGGTCAGAACACGTACCGGCAATCAAGCCGTCCTGTTGCATCGCGAAGTAGAATTCGTTCACGTTACGTTTCGGGTTGGAGTTGAAGATTGCGTACTCGGAGGATTCAGACAGGATGGATACCTGTGTCCCCAAGTCCGTGGTCTTCTCATCCAGCAACTCTACCGCCAAGCAGTCAAAGACGTTATAGACGACGTAGTTGACTTTCCAGTCCTTCTGCATCTGCATGTGCCATTCGACACTACCAGGGGATGCAGTGGAGTCACCGGTGGGGAAATACAGCTTACCCAGTTCCTCACCCATGTTCTTCTTGAGGGTGAAGTCCAGACCGTAGCTAGGCTCCTTACCGGCTGCTGTCCGAATCTTGCGGTACACGCACATCGGGTCAATCCACACGAACGAGGCAGGAGCTTCCACTACGTTCCAACGGTCAGACGGTGGCAAGTTCTCCACGGTCCCGTCAGCCTTGACCTTGGTGGTCGGACCTTCCTTGTAACGGAAGTGACGGAACTCAGGCGGTACACGTGGATCGCTGAACACATCCGGCAAGTCGTAGCCTTCTTTCTCCAACGCACGGGTCAGGACCTTGATATCGAAGTCCATGTTCCATGCGGTGAGGAAGTCAGGCTGCCACTGGTGGGCACGTTCCATGCATAAAGCAGCCATTGCACCCGGCGACTTCATGATGACGATCTCGAACTTCATGTTGCGTGCTTTGATCCAGTGACCTAGATGGTAGTCCAGTGCCTTACGAATGGTGTTCTCGGCATCCGGGATATCTTTGATCCAAGTGTCCAAGATGGTGATGATCACCTTGTCCTTCATCGTCACCGTAGAGATGATGATGTCTTTGCCGTTGCCGTTCCACATGTCGGTTTCAGTATCGAGCACCGCCACACGGTTGGTGGTGAACAGACCTGGCCACTTTTCCTTGTACTTGCGCTTGACCAGCGTACTAGGCGTCATGTCTGCGCCGTAAACGTACTGGCTGCGGTTGATCACACGTAACTGCTGGTTTGGGTTGCCGTAGCCCAAGTGCTTGACAATGGACTTGCCCAGCATACGCCGGTTACTGCTGCATTCACGCAGCTTGTCGACGTACTCGACTTCTTTCTTGTCCGTGTGGTTACGGAACTTCTCTTTGGTGATCCAGAAAGGCACCGGGTAGTTCTTGGCAAAGATCAGGTTTGGAACAGGCACAATGGAGCCGTCGTCTTGTTTGACGTACACCAGCTCTTTAATGGTCAAGCAATCATCTTCATCATTCTTGCGGCTATCGGTGAGGATAGCGTGCTTACACTCACGGCCTACAATGCGGGACACGTCCACGCCTTTAAGATCGATTTCGGTTGACATGACCGATCCTTTCTAACAAATGAATTCTGGTGAGGAAGTTCCTCTACAGAACATACCGACCCTAAGTAAGAAATGACAGCTTGTCCCCGCTAATCATTATGATTGTTTCTTTGAATACCCACAGTCAGGGACAAATTACCATGAACCACGTATTAAAAGCCTCTCTGGAAGCGATTGACTTCCAACGAGAAGGTCTGCTACTCAAAGAACTGTCGATGCACATCTCTGCTCTGATGGGTACCAAGGACATGACCGAGCGTTTGGCCATTCTCAAACGCATGAGTGCGACCTGCAAGCACCACACTGGCGCTGACTTTCGCATGCACCTGCAAGCGAGCAAAGAGCCCAACGCGTGCATCGTCGTGGCCGACAGCAACATTGCTGCCCCCATGCGTCCTGAAGCCATCAAAGAGCGTCTTCGCAAGGCTGGCGGCATCGCCAGTGAACGTGAGATGTTCCAAGGGTCTGTAGACCTGCGCACTGGCAAGGTCAGTGGCATCTACTGCGATATCCCGCTCGACGTGTTCTTCTCCGTGGGCTTCCTTGAGAAGACTCGCATGAACACCTACTTCACCCCGGAAGAAATCGCCGCGGTGATCATCCACGAACTCGGCCATGGCGTGATGTACCTGTACTACCTCGGTGGTATCGTCATCTCCAACATCGTGGTCCAAGAGATCGTGCGTAAGATCCAGGAAGGCGCAAGTCCTGTGGTCGTGCGTGACGTGCTCAAGATCGCTGAGCAAAAGACCGGCTACAAGATCAAGGACATGGGGACCATCGACAAGAACCCTGATCCACTGGTCGTGCAGCAAGTGATCATGGCGGAATTCGTTGAGAAGATCCGCTCGGACCTCGGTACTCGTTTCTACGATGCCCGTGCATTCGAATTCGTGGCGGACCAGTTCGCTGCCCGTCATGGCGCCGGTGCGCACATCGTCTCGGCACTGGACCGCATGTACCGTGAAGGTGGCTGGAAGCCGTTGGAATACTCCAGCAACTTCGGTCAGTTCATGGCAGCCCTGGCTGGTCAAGTGCAAACCATCTTCGCCGTCGGCGGTACCTGGGCCATTGGTGGCTCGGCGGCCGGTGTTGCAGCCTTGGCCGGTGCGGGCATCTGGATTGCACTGGGTGTGGCCATCAGCTGCCTCGTGACCTTCATCGGTGGCGGTGACATCTACGATGACGTCCCGAACCGTTTCAAGGCCATGCGCCGTGAAATGATCGCCTCGTCCAAAGAACCGCACCTGACCCGTGAACAACGGCTCGGGTTGATCCAGGACATCGAGATCATCGACAAAGCGCTTGAAGGCGTGCAAGTCAACAAATTCGGCCCTGGCTTTATCGGCAACTTCATTGCAGGTGTGGTCACCGGCAAGACGGCTCAGATGAAGTTCATGCGTCAACTGGAAGAGCTGGCCAACAACCGCCTCTTCGAACTCTCCAACCAGCTTCAAGCGAAAGGCTAATACCCCATGAAAATCACTGATCTGTTGAAGTGCTTGGACCAAGCATGCCCGGAAGGCCAGAACAAGAAGGTCTTCCTTGAAATGTCGCTGGCTGTTGAGATTGGTTTCTCCGCAGCCCTGCCATCGTCGCCTGTGGCCTCGGTGGTGCAATACTTCGAAGAGATGACCGGCCCTCTGGCCAAGCGCATCATCGGCGAAATCAACGAGATGTACCCGATCTCCGTGCAGACCTGCTACAACGCCGCCGTGGACTTCTACAAGTCCCGTTACGCACTGGTCCACGAACCGCGCCTGCTGACCAACAGCGACGTTGCTGCTCTGCTCAACCGCAGTGCAACCAACGCCTGCTTGACCGACGACCAAGCGTCCGCCGTGTTCAACAACTACGCCTCCACAGCGCGTAGCAGCTTCGCGGATTTCATCACCCGCTACATTGCCCCTGCTCAGGCAGCGTAAACCCCACCATGGCGCTCTCAGGGGCGCCATGGCCTATTCCGAGGTAGTGACATGACCATGATAAGTGAATCTGGGGCCATCGTAGAGCCAAACGAGATCGCGGGTATCCATTTCGATGAGATCTCCACTGACGTGACGATGGAAGAACTTGATGCCCTGTTGATTCCGGCCGAAGACCCGCTGGAAGACCAGACCCAAGCGCTTGAAGAAGCGATGGACATCACGGTCAGCATGCAAGCGTCGATCGAACACCTGCAAAGCCTGTACAAAGAAGTCACCAAGGCCGGTCACATCAGCCGTCCTGAAGCGCAGATGATCAAGAACATCACGGCATCGGTGGAATCGATCCAGTCGTTCTTTGAAAAGACGCCGATGAAGTCGTACACCGAAATGGGTTCGAAGGTGAACTACACCGCGACCTGTGAAGGCCTGATCTCCTCGGTGCTCAAACTGATTGCCAAGATGATCATGGGCGTCATCAGCACGGTCATCAACCTGATCACTGCCGTTATCCGTGCCCTGTTCGGCATTGGTAAGAAGCTGGGTGAGGCTGAACGCGCTGACCCTGTGGTGTGTAAGCTGTTCGACAAGGCGCAGGCGGATAACAAAGCGAACGTCAACGTAGGACTTGAAGACATGACGTCTTCTCGCTTCAACCTGACGGCCCCTGCGTTCAACAACCCGCAGCTGGGCAAGAAGTCTGTCTTGGCCGATGCCATGCTGGCCAACAAGCACTTGGCAGGCACCGGTTTGAGCATCAACGAAGCCGTGAACATCTTTGTGGCCGCTCAACCTGAGATCTCCGAGATGCTCGGTCGTCTTCAGTTTGCATGGGAAGACCTCATGGCCAACCGTTTGGTCAAGGTGGCGCTGTACCCACAACCGGGTTCCAAGCTGTACGACGTCATCTACAAAGCGTTCGACCCTGTCCAGTGCCCACCGGGCAAGCAGTTCCACAAGCCTAACAAGGTTGAAGAAGTGCTGTTCCACGGTCTGGTCAATGGTGCTGCGTTCGATGATCAAGTCAGCCGTGCGTTTAACCGTGCCTCGCATGACCGGTTCACGGTTGGTGAGATGATGATCGTCCGTGATTTCATCGGCAAGAACGATGCGTCCTGGTACAAGACCGCGGTAGCCAAGTGCACTGCGATCATGGACAAGCAAAAGAGCTTGCACGATGCGTTCCGTCATGACGCCAAGCTGCTGGACTCCGGCAAGATGAACCTCAGTAACGATGTGGCCGAATACGCACACCTCGTGTTGGCTGAGATGTTCCGTCTGCAATACATCCTGCTGTACGGCGGTAAAGTCCTCAATGCAGTTGCAGCGGCCCGTGTGGACCTCTCAGCAACGTTGTGGCAATTCAGCAAAGGTTACGTCAAGTAACAGCATAGAGCCCCGGAGCACTGCGCTCCGGGGCTCTATGCCTTATGCCTTACTCAGCAGCATGTCGCACGAACAACGTGTCAATGTTGTCTTCAACGCTGTACGTCTTGTTCGGCAAGTAGGTCAACTTCTTACCGATGCACAGGCGCGCTGAATCGTCCATCATGGAAACCACACGGTAGTTCGCTGTACCACCTAACCCTTCCATGTCCACACCGATCACGTCATCGCCCATGGTCGACTTGAGCTGTTGCTCAATGTTGTCACGGGTGATGCTCTGCGCTGCCAAGGCAGCGGTGATCACACGACGGGTCGACTTGCGGATCTCGGTCTTGAGGGCCTCGTCGCGGTAGACCTTGTCGGTGACGTAGTAGGTGATGGTCAGGCCTTGCGCCGCTTCCATGGAGGTCTTCTCACTGCTGTCCACGATCACATCCACACGGCCAATGGTCGCTTTAGGGTGAAAGCGCAGCTCAGTCTGTTCAAGGACCTTCTTGCGGATGGGGGCCAAGGTGACGTTGACCCACTCAACGATCTGAGTCGGGACAGTGGCCTTGTAGTCGGTGTCAGTGGTGGCTGTGGCGAAGTAGTACACCCCGTCAAAGACACACAGATCGACCTGACGGGTAATCGTGCGTGGCGAGACCACAATCGGCTGACCGTCTTGGTACATGATCTGACCTTTCTCATGGAGCCAGACAGGCGAGCCGTCGGCATTGAGTTCAGGATCACCTGCCCGATGTTCGTAGACCATCCGCAGCACACCGTTACCGTCCTTCTCCAGCACCAGAGCACCGTTCTCATCCTTTTTAGGGACGTCAACGGTGTAGTACTTGGGAATGTTGGCTTCGTAGCGAGCGTAGGATTCTTCACCGATCGTGCTGCGTGCCGGTACCCACAAGCCGGACAGTTCAGACCCCAGTGTCAGGGTCAACTGCTCGTGGTACAGACCAATCACTGAGCGATCAATCAACCACTTACCCATGACCAGATCGATGTCGCCGGTGTCACCGCCTTCCACCAAAGCATCCTCTTCCACCGCGAAGAACACGTCAAACACCGTGCTCAAGGTCGCAGGGTAAGGATGCGGCTCGATCCCATCCACGGCAAAGCCATTGAGGTAGATCGAGTTGGCAGGGTCCACGTCCCATGAAGTGTCAAAGGCGAATTCGAAGATCCACTCTTTGGTCACGGTATCCCGACCGACCAGCGTACCGTTCAAGTAGCAACGGCCAATCTCACCCACTGGCACGAACGCCAGTTGCGCCACGACCGAATCATCGTCCAACGCTTTCAGGCTGTCCGTTGAAGAGGTCATTACCCGCAGGCTCCACCCTGTGTCCGTACGGCGGAAGTCGTGATTGCCGTTCGAGATGCCCACACCCAGCGTGCCGTTGTCGTCCACGAAGAACTTACGGGAGATCAGAGGATCACCGAAATAATAAGGACGCACCGTGAAGACGTTGTCGGTGAAGTCGTAGACGTAGTGGAATGGGCTGTAGAGGAAGTTACCCTCGGTGACGCGTTCCACACGACTGTCGCCTTCGTACGAGAGCAACTCGGTGCGCTGCTCAGGAGAGACGATCGACAGGTAACCGCCTTCGTTCTTGTAGAGTGTGGTAGGTAGCACAGTGATCCGGGTGCCGTTGTCCGTTACGTCAGCTGTAGTCAGGATCTCAGCCGCTGTCTTCATCAGCGTGACCACGTTGCTGCCAATCCCGGTGGAGATCTCAGCGATGTCCGGTGCTGGTAACTCACGCGTAGCGATGTAGAGACGCTTGGTGGCGTTATCCACGACGACCACACCACTGAACCCGGCGTCCGTCAAACGGTCCAACTGCGATTGAATCTGGACGTTGGTGATTGGCACATCGATCGGACCCAACGCGTTGGCAATCACACGGGCCTTGAGTTTCTCAAACGAGATCTCATTCGAACCGCCGGTGGCCGAACTGGTCGACACAATGAACCCATCGACCATCTGCGCAATCGGCGCGCTGTACTTGCCGTTGTCATCCTTGTCCAGATCCCGCCACGTTGGCAGGAACATGTCTGCTCCGTACGTGCCCAGTGCCAACTCCAACGCACCCTTGGTGGTGAAGATGTCAATGCGCAAGGTCCGAGTGACCAGACCGGTCGAGTAATAGACCTGAGGGATGGAGACGTTCAACTGACCGCCGTCGAGCACTTGCAGCATCGCCGTGGGGGTCAATGGGTCAAAGACCTGATCCGAATGCGTGGTGCCAATCTCATCCCAACCACCGGCAGCATTGGAGGCGTAGACCCGGCAATGGTAGAAGGTGTCCGTGTAGGAGTAGGTCTTGTCGAACACCTTGGAGGCCATCAACGGTGCGGTGTAGGACTTCAACTCCATCTGGTTCACTGGGACGTCAATGCGGATGTAGTCCGTGTGACCGGTGTTGTAGTTCTCCGTGGACCATGTCACGTTGTTGCTTTCGAGTAACTGCAACGGACTTGGACGGCTGTTGTCGTAAACGATCTGAAGACCGCCGTGAGACAGCACACGAATCTCGATCGGGTATTGCAAGGTAAACGGGACCGCGCCCACCATGATCTGGGTGTTGCGACCGATGACCAGTTTCTTGATCCCAGCGACACCTGTGGCAACGGCCTTGCTGATCAGTTCTTCCTTATTGAAGTTGAAACTGATCGTGGCCACTGATGGCGTTGAGAACGTGTTGACGTAATCAATGTTCGCCATGTGGTGGTACAGGTCTTTGCGGGTGTTGGCCAGTTCAGGGTACTGACGGGACATGCTCAATTCATTGCGACGAATCGAGTTGGTGAACAAGGTGGCTGCAAACTCCCCCATGTACACAAAAGCGTTACTGGCGTCGACGATTTCGACTTCGCCATTGCGCACCTTTTCCAAGAAGCTGATGCCTGCCTTTTGAACAGCCATCGGGTTGATCCGCGCGCTGTCAATCAAGGCGGACAGGTCACTGCGATTTGCCATGATTAATTCCCTACAGTGGTTTGAATCGGCGTGGTCCGGGAAACGGTGTCACCGATGATCTTGCCTTTGGTGAAATCGATGTACACGTCGTTATCCACCCACCATTCCAATTCGTTGTTCTTGTCCAGGTTGATCCATGGGAACCCCCGGTAGTTGAACAGCTTGCGCTCTTCGGGTGTGATCTGTTGCATGCGGTTGTCCCGCACGTCATCTCCCATGTCCGGGTTGTGCATCACAGTGACCTTGTTGAACTCCCAGAGGGTGATCGGGTCATTGTATTCAGCCACGGTGCAGGCAAACGGAATCTGGATCGACTTGTTGGCTTCGGAGTACGGTTGGTCACGGTTGAAGTTAAAACCCGAACCAATCGAAAGACCGGTGGGGAAAGCAGCACCACAGGCGGCCCACTTCTGGATGTAGCGTCCCGACCAGTCAGTCAGGAAACGGTAAATCCGTGTGTTGTAATCCATCTCTACTTGCAGAATGTTGTAGCCTGAGGTGTGGATTTTTGTCCCCAAATACACGCCACCGATGTAGAGAAGCCAAGCAAAGAAAGTCAATGATATAGGATCGCCTAGCGTATTTTCGAAAGTACAGTCTAGGTCAAACCGCCCGTTGATCTCTGCGATCGAGTCGTTCATCATCCAGACTTCTTTGGCCATCCCTTCGTTACTGCTGTAGGCGTGCAACGTCATGTCGGGCCATCCAGACATGCTGGTAATCGAGTTACTGAGCAACGGCATAAAAGCGTGTCGGTTGTCGAAGAGTGCTTTATCCCCAGAAATGTCTGAGTATTTCCCATCGGGCCACAACATCCGGCGCACTACCCGGCTGTATGACGCAGGGATCTTACTGGCCAAAACCGACAATTGGCGGATCGCCATGACGTTATCGTATGACAAATTCAAGTTCGGACGTGTAAAAAACGTAAGTCCCTGCATGTCAGTGTTGACAGGCAATGGGTTACCTTGTTGCCCCCGGTTGAAACCACCCAAGAGGTCGTGAAACTGTGCACCGATGGAACCCTGTCCTTGTTCGCGAGAGAGTCTACGCATCAACCCATCATCGCTTTCAAACCCTCCGTTCTTGGCAATAACGTCAAGAACGTCTTTCATCAATTTGTAATCGCTGTCCATTCTTTCATACCGCCTTAATAAAGGAATCTCTCATGAACAAAACAGCCTCTCAGGAATCCCTGGTAGCGCTTGGGGCTGCGGCAGTAGCTCTTGTGGGCCCCATGGTCGCCAAAGCGATTGTGAATAAGATTGGGGACGACGCGGCAGGTAAGGTAATCGAGGGCGCGAAGGCCACCTTGAAAGCCAGCCAGCAGACCGATCTGGTTCGTGTCACACAATCTGCCCGTGTTGAGCCAATTCTCTTGATGGATCAGCGCGCATCGCAAGTTCCGTTCATTCAAGACGTTGTACATAGTCTTTACAACCTCTTCACCGGATATTGGCTTTTGTCGGTTTCCCTCGACACCACCATCAACGGTGTAAGCGTGGGTCGTCGTCTAGACAAGTTTGCCACTGACCGTGATTTGGCTGATGCGACCGCCACTGCTATTGGCTCGGCATTCGAGTCGATGGACATCGGTCTGCCGTTTGCCAAAGACGTGCAGCGCGCCAGTTTCGAATCGGCCAACTTGGCCTACCTGAAAGAGTTCGCCGAACAATGCGCTTCGTTTGAAGCCATGGAAGGTGTCAACCCAGGTTACGGCGCTTCCTTCGAGGCCCTTGCTGATGCTGACCGTCAAAAGATCGAAGACGCAGTTGAAGGCGAGAAGTACAAGAAGGATCTGACCAAAGCGACTTACGGTACTTCCGACAGTAACCGTGTGACCGACCCGAACAAGATCGTTCAGTCCATCACCAACCTCGCTGTGGGCAACATCGTGGAAGTGACCATCTCCGAAGACGGCAAAGAAGCCAAGGTCCCGGTCATGATCCGTCTACGGGTCGCTGGCATGAACCCGACTGCCATGGTACAGACGCTGGCTCTGGGTGGCGTGGACATGTCCTTCCGCGGCCGGTGGCGCGCATGGCGTGCCGGTGAGTTGCGCTTCTGGTCTGACTTCGTCATGGCCATGGACCGCGTGGATGCTCACCGTGCGGCGTCGATGAATGACGAAACCGGTTACTACAAAACCGTCTACAACCGTGCCAAGCGTAATGGCATGGCAGAAATCCTGACCTCCGGCCCTTCCCTGGGCACAGCCAGTTCGATCATTGTGATCACTCAGCAAACCGCTGAAGAACTGGAACGTCAGATTGGTGGGCAACTGTCCAGCTTCAAAGTGCGCCAAGGGATCTTCGGCCAGACCTACAGCATGCTGCTCGCTGTGGTGGACCCGGATTGGGAATCGGTCACCATTTACACTCGTGGTATCGACATGCCGACCAAACTGTCGAAAGACATGATGAAGACGGCGGGCAAGTCCGACAGCAAAGAGCTGATGGACATTCTCAAATCCTACCAGCTTGGCAAAGCGCCCGGCCGTATCTAACCCCTCGCACCTAGGAAGACCGACATGCGTATCATCAATTTCCTGCGTCAACTCGTGCCGTCCTTCACCAAGGACGACGTGAAGGAGAAGCTGCGCCTTATCTCGCAAGCCCTCCAGCAAAGCATCGCCTGCTACACCAACGCCAATGAAGTGCTGGGTAAACCGGCCTTCAAGTCCAAAGCGGGTAAGGACTTCGACTCTGCCTTTAAACGCAGCGTCAAGGTTCAGTACCGCGGCACCCCGTCCGAGATCATCCTGCAAATCCTGCTGAACATCAGCGGCATCAGTGATCTGCTCGGCGGGTTGATCGACAAGTCCTACAACAAGGACATCGTCGTCGAAGGCATCACCTACAAGCGTGCAGAGATCCTGCGCATCTTGGGGTTCATGGACTTCACCGTGACCTACTCGCGCCAGATGCTGCATTACCTGTTGGTGACTGAAGCCAACGTTCAAGCCAAGACGTTGACCCCTGGGGCCGAACGTCCGAAGCCTGAGCTGGCCTTCTTGGAAGCCAACCAAGAGACGTTCTTCCGGTTGCTCAACACCTTCGCTCAAGCCGATCGTGACATCGTGAAGAAGATCGAGGACATCCCGGACATCGGCGTCGGTGAGAATGACGAGATCACCATCGTGCCTACCGTGGGCATCAACCGTCTGGACCCACTGAAGAGCAACTTCATCCCCGGCGTCACCCCGATGTTCATGAGTTTCGGTATCGCATGGGCGCAGCTTCAAGTGGCGCGTTACGAGCGGATGAAAGAAGACGTTCGTACCATCGAATACCGCGTCGAGCAACTGCGCCTTCAAGCGCAGGGCAAAGAGGACGCTGTCCTCGAAAAGTCGATCAAGAAGTACGAAGAGTACCTCAATGATCTGGCTGAGAAGATCGCCAAGATGGAGAAGAAATACGCATGAATGACGTAAGGACCCACCGAGGGTTTCTGGTCACTCGAAATGCCAAGGCACCTGGCTATCTCTCGAACCCTGTGTTCGATGCGATGTTCGAGCATTACCGGACCCACAGTTCGCCGCATGAGGACTTCGGCTTTGTCGCCGATGCAGTGACTCATGCCAAAGGCTTGCTGTTCGCCAAAGGTTCCAACCTCCTGAAAGACCAACTGTGGAACCCATCAAGTCAGTGGGTACTGTCGTTTGTCGCCTCAACCTTGGATTTCGTCAACGGTTACCCGCGTGTGATCTCGGTGAATAACTACGCCGACCTGCTCGAGTTCCACCCGAAGCTGAACACCCAGTTCGACGCTTCGGGCAACCGTGACAAGCTGCGTCAATGGGATTCAATCCTGAGTCTGCCTGCCGAGGAATTCATATCCCTATGGTTGAGCCAAGAATCGGGATTGTTCGATCTGGTGAGTTCGCTCTACCTGATCGCAGGCACGCTGCCTGAGCAGTGGTCTGATCACCCAACACCGATGTAACCCGTGTTTCGAAAAAGACACCTATGGTGTGCAGGAGATGTTCCGCTACTGAGTTAACCCTCTGTGGCGGCATCTCTTCTCATCGATGAGAAAGAAAACCTTTTATCCGTACGGAGTAACACACGATGCGATCGAACATCCTTCAAACCGCCCTGAGCGTCTCTCTCGAGGCATTCGACGACGCCCAGCCGGAAATCAACCCGGTGACCAGCGAAACCGTCATCGAACTGGACGAAATCCTGGAAGAAGTCCGCGAAGCCGGTGCTGAAGTCGAAGGCCAGGAAGAAGCCGTTGACACCCTGTCCGACGCCGCTGATTCCCTGGAAAGCCTGGTTGTTGCCCTGGAAAGCGCTGTTGCCGCTGGCGGCATGAGCCCTCAGACTGCTGACACCCACAACCGCGCCATGTCCATCGCCATGCGCCGTCTGCCAGTCCAGAAGTCGGACTACACCCTGTCGGTCGAATCCTTCGGCGGCACTGGCGACAAACTGCAAGCGTCCATGGAAGCTCTGGAAGGCGCCAAGGCCCTGCTGGAAAAACTGTGGAACGGCATCAAGACTGCCGTGCTGAACGCCTGGAACGCCATCAAAGGCTTCTACGAGCGCATCGGCAAGTCGGGTCCTGCTGTTGTGGCCGCTGGTAAATCGCTGAAGCAGAAAGCTGCTGCGACCAAAGGCACCATCACCGACAAGACCGGCAAGCTGTCCTCGGGCGCTATCGACGCGCTGAGCACTGGCGGTGCATTCGCTCCTGCTGCTGCTCTGGAAAACGTGGTCAAAGGCTACGACGTCGGCGTCAAGAACTACAGCACTCGCATGCTGTCGGCTCTGTCCCCGCTGATCGCTGTCGTTGAAAGCGGCCAGGTCACTCCTCAGCGCCTGAACGAAGCGGCTTCGAAAGTCGACGCTGACGCCTGCCTGACCGAAGACATGAAGGGCAAACTGCCTGGCGGTTACTTCTTCGACCTGACCATCGGCGACGGCGAAGGCCTGGCCATGCTGTCGAAGACTTCCCTGAAGCTGGGTCGTGAAAAGCCTGCTGCTCAGAAAGAAGTCTCCTCGAGCGACGTGAGCATTGCCGACGTATCGGCCATTGCTGACAAGGTCATCGCCATCGGCCAACAGCTGATCGCTTCCAAGCAGACCATGGGTC